TCGTGGAGAGTGAGTGGGTTGATCTACGCAAGATATCGTGTTGTAGATTATAAAAATACTGAATATTTTCCCGTAAACCAACATCGAATATTTTCCTTGCTAGAAGATTCTAGTGAGGTTTTGATTTGACTTTTCGCAAGAAAAGTGTATAATGGAGTATAAGGTTTTTTGGGTTCCCGTAGCTCAGTTGGATTTAGAGCTTTCGCCTTCTAAGCGAATGGTCACAGGTTCGAATCCTGTCGGGAACGCCAACTTTAACAAACACTTAGTAAATATGCAAAAAGAGCAGTTATTCATTGTACAGGAGTTCATTAATCGCCATGCCACCAAAAACTTGTGGAATATTAGTGACAAACTTTATGATCTAATCGGCGAAATAATTGAAATCGAAAAGAAATCAAATGCAACTCTACCCGCCACACACAATGATTCTCATTAAGAAAGAAGGGGACGGATATTCCCTGTCGTATTTCCGGTATGAGGAGCTTGACATAGAGCAATTCGTCAAGTATGGTTTGGAGAGTTGGGAGATAGCTCAACTATTCGGTGGTAATTAAATAAATATATGAAAGTAGTTAAGCTGACTAAGAAGGCACAAGACATTGTTAATCAGATTATGTCTGCTGATGCGGTAGATATTGATTATGGCGTAATTGATGAAAGGTTGTATTATGGTCAAATACATCTTACTGGTGAAGGTCTGAAGTGTGACATTGATAATGGAGATGTGGGCGAATTGATGGTGTCAAATGAGAGCCTTAACGCTGCTGTTATTACATGCCCAGATGGTACTATTGAAATTGATGCGAAGCATTTTGAACGAAACAATTGGTGCATGACTATTACTCTCTACAAGCTTTCTAAGCTCGCCGCAGTTTAACTTTTTAAATAAGTAGAAGTAAATTAAAGGTAAAGAGTATATTCTAGATTGTCTGCTAGAATAGGTCGTGTTGTGCTGTGTTATTCGTACCTCATTGAAACCTGCGCCGTAACTCATAAAATCGGGGCCTTCTACTTATTTTTTCTTTCTTATATGCAAATCGAAACTGAGCAGTCTTATTCTTTTATCTTGCTATTATTCTTATTTGGATTGATGATGATTAAGATTCCCGCAGGTTTTGCATTGATTGGAATTTCTTTATTTTTTTTGTATAAAAAGATCTCCGGTGACTAGTATGTAGTGTATGTCATTAACTGATACACTAAATAATACTGCCGGTCGTTTCACTACCCTAGTCGTTGGTTCTAAGAAGGAGAACACCACGTTCTGCGCTCAGATCCTATCTGCATCTAATAAGACTGTTTCTTTTTATGATGTGAATGCTGATGCTGATCGTCGTGTTCCTGTCAGTAAGATTCTATCTGTTAAGTCTGGTAAGATTAAGTACGTTAAGGCGTAATAATCAAAATAATAACAGCCCACTGGTTTAATATACTAGTGGGTTTTTCTTTTACTGGGGATTTGCATAATGGTAGTGCGGGAGCCTTTGAAGCTCTTTGTGGTGGTTCGATTCCATCATCCCCAACCAAATAATAAAGATCAGCCTCCTAAATAAAGGGGGCTTTTTTATTGCAAATATTAAAAACATTACCAGCAAATAAGCCAAATAATACCAGTTATTGATTGAAATATATAAGGAGATAGATAGTAGATGAGATAGTTTGTCAAGGATTATTTTTTTGATAATGATAGTTTTTGGATTTGGGCACCCCGGCACAGGAAACTATGGGTCCGAAAGATTCTGAAAAAAAAGTGCGAAAAGGACTTGCGGCTGATTTGATTGCCGTCTAACCTCTGGTCCGTCAGTTAACACTTAACATCAACACTGCACTTATGACCGAGATCAACGTCACCCCCGCCACTGCCACCACTCGCGCCGATAGCTTGCTCGACTACACGGTCGAGACTATCCCGCTTCTCACCCCTGACGGCGAAGCCACTGGTTGGCTCGGCAATCGCCGCACCGACACCAAGCAGATGCTTGGGGTTTGCACTGAACGCTACACCCTCGTTCAGAACCGCTCCCTGATGGATACCGTCGAGAACGCCTTCGCCGACAACAAGTTGGGCGAGTTCACCCGCAAGGAGTACTCCATGCGCGACGGTGCGCGAGTCTACGTCCAGTATGACTTCAAGAACCAACTGGTGAAGCTGCCCAAGGTTGGGGATGAGCTTGGCTTGCGCCTGATCCTCAACAACTCGTTCGACCGCACCTGTCGCGTCTCTTTCGAGATGGGCATCCTTCGCCTTGTTTGCACCAACGGCCTGAAGACGCTTCAGGATGAGTTCAGCCTCACCCAGAAGCACTCCGACAAGCTCGACGTTTCCCGCCTTGTGGACGTTGTGGCTGGCGCGGTCGAGGGCTTCAAGGAAAGCACCAGCGTGTTTAGCCGCTTGGCTGACCGCTCCATCAAGCAGGATCAGGGGCACACTATCCTCGACAAGCTCACCAAGGCCAAGGTGATCGCTGACCGCAACACGGACAAAATCAAAATCATCTGGAACGACCCCTCGCACCGCGAGGACAAGAACCGGAGTCTCTGGAGCCTGTACAACGCCGTCACCCAATTCACCTCGCATCAGGTCGAGCCTACCTCATACGAACTGGCGCAACGCATCAACCGGGGCACGTTGGTCGCCCTCAACAAGGCCAGCCTGATCGAAGCCGAGTTCAAGAAACTCGCCAGCAACTAACGCCAGATCGCCAAATAGAAGCAGCACGGGGCATCCTACGGGGTGCCCCTTTTCGCTGCCCACGATAGTTTTCGGGTCTGGGGTGCCAGAATAAAAAAACTATGAAAAACCCTTGCAATCTCATGCCCATGAATTACTATTTCCCCGATGACAAAACGTAAAACGGTTAGCCTTGAATCAGTCAAACTGAAAGCCAATCACTTCTTTTGCACCAGCAAAAACGAAGCGATCATTCAACGCAGAACTCTCCAGTTCTTCGTGACGGACCTGCTGATGGAAGCAAAGCAATACAAGGGTTTCAATTATTTACATAAACATCATGTCGAAGAAGGTTTGACATACGGTATCGAATGGGACGAAACTGGCAAAGAGAAAACATTCAAAGACGAGTCAAGAATTTTCTTTCATTAAGCTTCAAATATTAAAAACATTAACCGCAAATAAGTCAAATAAGCCCCGATTTGATAGATTGGGGTTTATTATTACATTTTGATAGTTTTTGAAACTGGACACCCCGGCGCGAAAAACTATTGAAAAACGCAACAAAAGTGTTGCGCTGGTTTGCCCTTTGCGTTAACCTTTCCATGATGAATCTTGACCTTGCCCTTGACCTCGTTGGTGGACTCTCTGCGCCCTCAAAAATGCCGTGCCGCTCCTATTCAATCCCGGCAAAGTATTGTAAAACGGGCGGAAAATTAGTGTCTATTAAGAATAGTGTTTGTTCTAAGTGTTATGCATTAAAAGGTTTCTATAACATGCCCAATGTCAGAAACGCTTTACAAAAACGATTTGACTCTATTAACAAACCCGAGTGGGTTGACGCTATGACTATTGCTATTGCTGGAAAAGAAACTAGTGGCTATTTCCGGTGGCATGATAGTGGAGATATTCAATCTGTGGAGCATTTGAGAAAGATTTGTCAGATTGCTATCAATCTTCCTAGTATTAAATTCTGGTTACCCACTAGGGAATATTCATTTGTTACTCAATACAAGAAACAATTTGGTGATATTCCTTCCAATCTCACTATTCGCCTTTCTTCCCTAATGATAAACGGCAATGCGCCTACTGGTATTGCTAAGATATTAGGATTAACGACTTCTGGTGTGTCAAAAGATAAAACATTCAATTGTCCTGCCTCCAATCAAGATAATAAATGTCTCAATTGCCGCGCCTGTTGGGATAAATCAGTTAAAAACGTTAGTTACAAATTGCACTAATGATTATAGCAATACTTGTAATAGTATTAGTTATAGGTATAATAACAGAAAACAATAAAAGAAAATGACACAAGAAAAGCAGATAACTAAGTTGCAAACTAAAATCAATAACCTTAAGCAGATGAAAAAGTCTGCAAGGCTATTGTTAAACAGACGCGAAAAGATTCGCGCCGAATTAGCGAGTATTAGAAAAGACCTTAATAATATTCGTTTCAAAGTCTATAGGCTTGTTGATAAGAAAGAAAATATTAAAGAATAAAGCAACAAATAACAAATAAAGCACCCTCTAGTGTTTAACACTAGGGGGTTTTTCGCATAGTTTTTGGATTCGGGGTGCCCGGATCTGGAAACTATAAAACCCCGCCCGAAGGCGGGGTGATAATGCTATTGTATTACCAAGCTTTCCACATAGTCATCCAAGCCTTACAAGCCGCAAGTGTGCCTGTACTAATATTGTGTTTGTTACAGATTTCACTATCACTAACACGCTCTTTCAAATCCGCATAGACGGCACTCAATTCGCGTTTATTGAGAACCAATTTAGTCTTATTAAGATTGATCTTTTTGTCTTTCTTTTCGTGAGTGATGAAGTCCTTAACCTGCAAAGGACGATTTGTGATAACATTAATGTCATTACTGACACAGATAGTCATCATGGGATTATTATTTGACACATACTCAAAAGACCAAATCAGTGACAAACCTAAATCAATAGCCAATCGCAGCAAGTAGCATTGAATGGCATATCCTTTGTTGTATTGATTAGCAACTTCAAGAATCTCAGGGCTAAGATTACTGACAGAACGCCAGTGCGTATTGAAAGTAAAAACAAAAGTAGCAGTCTTGCCCTTAGCGGTATTAATTAAATCAAGATTTTGTGTAGTAGGATTACCGCAGAAATCAAACCATGCGAAAATGTTTTTGGATTTGAGTTTATTAACACTATCAGCGTTTATGTATTCATTACGATAAGTAATATTAGAACAAGAAAGCATGTATGCGCTAGTCTTGTTATGCGGAAAGATAGCAGCAACTGGGCGCAAGTTGCTCTGATACTCACTGCTGTCACATTCAAACAGTGACATTTCAAGACCATATCCGTTTGTAGTAAACGTATTAGAATAGTCTCTGTGATTAACAACGTATTTCTCAAACTCCCACGAAGAACCGGGGAGTGATATGACACTAATGTCTATTTTGTTTTGCGCGAAAGCGTCATAGGCTTTGCAAACGAGGTGGCGGATAGCGTTTTTAACTGTGTTATTCATACGCCCCAACAGTAGCCCTTGAAAGGGAAAGCGTCAATGGAAATGATCACTTTTCTTGCAAGGGATAGTTTTTTCCTTCGGGGTGCCCGATTCCAGAAACTATGAAAACCCCGCCGAAGCGGGGTTGTGATTTAATCTCTTTGTATAATAGTTTTAAGGGCTTGTTTCCCTTTTTCTATTGAATCAATATCTAAATGATACAATTTATGCCAGTCTTCATGCTTTAACGCCATTAGCTCTTTGATACGGCGTTCTGCGTTATTTAGTGCTACACGGAGTTCTACTACTTCTTGTATTGTTATTTTTAATTCTGCACTCATGCTGTTCTTAGGTTATTGTTGAATCTATAGTAATTGCCAACGCTTTTGAGATAGTAATCGAAGTCTTTAATCAACTTATAGTGAATAGAATATTTGTAATTCCTTTTCTTGGCTTCGTCAATGAAGATAGAAGCATCACAGTCTTCCTCTAAGTAAGCAAAGTCTCTTGTTCTATAACTATACTCTGATATTAAGATATCAATATTCCAGTCTTCAAGCAATTTATGAGGAACGCGAAGCCAACCGTGGCCGGGGTCAGAAAGAAAAGTGAGTTCCATATTATTAAAAGATAATATTGTAAACCACAGTAACACTAACAACAGTAGCAATGACGAGTAATGTAATTACAGTATTTATGATTCTATCAAAGGTTTTGTTGCTCATATTATTACAAGTGTTTTTTGATTTTATTCCAGTATTTATCAGTATCTTTTTTGCGCCAATTAGGACCGCCATTATGCAAGCGAGCCAAAGTCTCTATGTCATTATTGGCAAAAGCTTTAGGCTCATATCGCATAAAGTAACGCTCACAGACCTTACGGGCGACCGCAGGGTCATACACCTGACTATGCGCCCCCTTGACTCCAGCGTCAAGAAAATACATGGGGCGGATTTGGTAAATTCCAAGGGCAGTTTCCTTGGCGTTGATTGCCTTGGGATTGCCTGAAGATTCAACTTGGGCCATTGCGCGAAACAAGTCTTCCTTCGTGCCGTGGTTGCGGCGGGAAAACCCAAGGGTTACAAGGGCGACGACAAATAGAGACAAAGTGATTTTGTTCATGTGAGAGAAAATATCAGATTCTTGGAGAGTGTCAAAGATTTTTTTTCGATTTGATAGTTTTTTGATTCGGGGAGGCCAATTTCGGAAACTATGAAAGCCCCGCCGGGGCGGGGTTACTATTTATTTGAAGTTTACAATACTACGTCCACTCTGTAGTAGTATAATGCAAATCGGCGGAACAGTTGCGCCTGTATCTAAAAGAGCCTTTATGTAAGTACGCTCTGCAAGTTTTCCGCTTCTGGTATCGGGCTTTATACTATCACCCATCCATTCTTTTAAGTTAGCTTGTATCTGTTGAAGTGTGAGAGCTTTCATATTATCTGAAAAATAAATGCCGCCAATATTGCAATTTCTTTTCTGCTACTTCATATTCATTTTCGGCGCAATGAACTAGTTTATCGTATGCTTTGTTGTAATTAAAAAGAATTTCGTCGATTGACATATTATTAAACAAGCGTCTTACCAGTTCTTATAGTGTATTTGATAGTAGCGTCAACAAAATCATTCACTAGATTCATCAGTAGTAAATCGACTTCCTGTTGTCCACTTGAATGTCCACGCTCCCAAGCTTGTGATTCCATCATATCCCAGAACTCTTTTGGGATTAAATGTTTTTCACGTTCAGCGAGTTGTCTATAGTTTGGATTCATATTTATTTATTCTTAAGGATTTCTTTTAGTGTTACAATCCTGATGTGACTATAGTGTGCGTTTTTAGGGAAAGGGTTTGGGTGTTTAATCTTCCAAAGGTTTTGTAAGTAATTGATTTCTGATTGGATTTCTTCTTTTGATTTATCAGTAGCCCAACACTCGGCAGCATAAACAGATTCTCTCATAATTAAACAGCCGCGAGGGTTTCAAGTTCAAAGTAATTCACGCCTTCCTTGGGTTGCCAGTACAAGTCACGCTCAATGGTCATTCCAAGCGGTCCCTTGATTGCTTCCAATTCTTCCACGGAAGCGATCCCGCCCCATTCAACGCAACCCATGCCCAAGTCAGCGAACCCGTAAAGGATGCCACCTTCGATCCCAGTGATCAACCAAGTAACGGCACCCCACGGGGTGAAAAGCTTACAAATGGGGACCATGCCGTCAGAACCGGCCTTTTTGAGTTTTTCAGTGAGTTGTTTCGTCATTAATTTCATCGGGGACAAGTTAATGGAATCGGCGTTGATTGTCAAAAAGAAAAATCGTTTTTCATAGTTTTTTTGTTGGGGGTGCCCATTGCCCGAAACTATCGAAAGGATTCGCGTCTGTTTCATGAGGGTCAAAACCCAAAAGAGAACAAGTCTTATTCTCTTAGAAAAAACCCTGCCGCAGGATCTCCCTGCGTACCATTTGACGCGAACCCAATCTAAAAAGCGGTGTTTCTAAAGGTTCAACTAACCCGCCGCAGGGTCTCCCTGCGTACCATGCCGCTTGTGCCTTAACCCACCCTCACTTCGACTTCGAAGGGGGCAAAATTTGTTTGAAATGAATCAGACCACCGGAGAGGTCACGAATCAACTCGCGCTCCACACTAGTGATGGTTTTCTTTCCCGTCAAGCGGTAAATGATGTTTGCGTCACCTTCGTTGGCAACGTACTCGCGCAGGTTGCCGTAGACTTCGCGGTTGTAAAATTCAATCGTTTTGCTCATGACCCCTACAGATTAAACTTTGGCCCGAAAGAGTCAAATAAAAAACCAAAAATCTTTTTCTTCGCGGGAGCGAAGGGGATAGTTTTTGCGTCTGGGGTGCCCCGTTCTGGAAACTATGAAGCCCCGCCGAAGCGGGGTGAGTTTTTTCAGTAAATCATCTTGACTTTTCCCCAAGCCGAGTCTTCAAGGACTTGGTTCAACTTGTCAATGGTTTTCTTCTTCTCTTCTTCGCCGATGATGCCGTTCATGAAGTAGCGAACGTCGGAGCGATAGGCCATAAGCTGGACGCGCATTTCCAGAAAAATGTCTTGACTGACTTGCACTTGGGTTGTGGGGACTTCGGCGACGGGAGTTTCCTCCGTGGGCGCAATGGCGATGAGGTCGCGGAGGTCGCTGGCGGTGTCGATGTGTTGGTGTTGATTCATGACGGGGACAAGTTATCAGATCGCTGGCGGTTGTCAAAAAATATTCCAATTTGACGCAAATAAAGTGCAAATAAAGTGCTTGACAGGGTTTGTCGCCTATGCTCTCGGCATAGTTTTTGGATCTGGGCAGCCCAAAACGGAAAACTATCGATTAGGTATCAAAATTGGTCAAAAATACCTGTTTACTCCTTCCGTGGGCGTGGTAAGCTTCAGTGTCGGACTGTTCTTATTTATAAACACAACATGAGTACTAATACAAAAACCACAATCAAGTTTAGTGATTTAGAGGAAGTTATTATCATTAATCCCGGTAGCTGCAATGCTTATGTCGATTCCGCTTTTCATAAACAATTGAATCGCGATTTAACAGAAGCTGAGTGTGATAGTATCACTGATTTATACTTTCAGGAATTGTACGAATTGCATCTCAGCCGCTTCTGATAAATCATATGCATCTCATTCCTATTGTAAACGGAACCCTTAAAAACAAAGGGAATCTCAGTGTTTGTAACTCCAAAATTAATGTGTTTGGTTCTGATATTGCTGTTGAAGTGATATTTGATTATGATCTCGAAACTCGCCAACAGTATGTCAGTATCGTTGCTTATGATAAATCAGTGTTTGATGCTGATTCTATCACTGAGATTGACGAATACATTCTGACAAACGCTATTGATAAATGGAATCAATACATCAACGAACCATAATTCAATAACAATACGAGACCCGCTGTAGTAATACGGCGGGTTTTTTTGTGTCAAATATTAATCAAATGTTCTGCAAATAATAACCAAATATAAATAAAGAATAGTGATTTATCACTGATTTATCACTATTTCATAGTTTTTGGATCTGGGGTGCCCGATTTCAGAAACTATCCCGAAGCAAATCTCATGCCAAAGCCAATTGTTAAATTCTGGTGACAAATGATTTTTGCCGTTGATTTGAGATGAAAAGTCAGCGACAATCTGCGCGACGGTTAGAATCAATTAAAAAATCAATACAAAATTATGGCTTGCGAAGACTTCCCTTGTTGTGGGCACGAAGCTGGCGGTTGCCCCGTCATCGACGAAAACGGCGCAGAGCGTTTCCATTGCGCCCGTTGCAGCGTTTTGATGCCCCCGAAGGCACGGAGCGCGGTTTGCCAACCCTGCCATTCTGAGTGGCAGCGCGGGTGGGACGAAGACCCCACTGGGCAAGATTCTGATTGGTGAAATAGTGATAAATAAACAGCCCCGTTGTATTAGTACAGCGGGGTTTTTTCATAGTTTTCGCTTTTGGGCAGGTCAAAAAGAAAAACTATCAAATTGATTTGCAATCTCATTCCCGACAGCTACCCTTTGGGCACCATGAGTTCCTCCTCCTGCCCCGCCACTACCGCCGCCACCCTCGCGCTCGCGCATGAGGTGAAGTCTGTCATTCAACAAATCAACGATTGCGCTAATAACATAACAAATGCTAATTTCCATTCTGCTAGTGATATTGCTTTGGAGCTTGATAAGATCAATTGCAGATTAGCTTCTGTCTGTCACTCACTTGGATTGAAAGATCTTTCTGATAGTATTAAAGTGGGAGATAAGTTTTTGCATTTTGGTTTCTATCGCCCCCGTACTTGTATAGTTAATTCTATACATGGATCTACTGTTTATTGGAAGACTAATGATAATCCTGAATTGACTAGGTGCGGAAGTTCTTGTATTAGTTCTTTTGAATTGCGTGAAATGCGTCCCTTTATTGGTAAAGAATGGACATTAAAATGGGACTAACTTTGTTAAATAGATAACAAATAACATAACTCCGTTATACTACTATAGCGGAGTTTTTATAGTTTTTGCTTTTGGGGTGCCAAAATCGGAAAACTATGGTGAAGCAAGGACCATGCCAAGTGCGATTGTTAAATTCCTGTGACAAATCACTTTCGCCCTTGTTTTCCCTTGTGCGGGTGTTATGGTGTGGACGATGAAAACAACAATGCAGTCGCTGATCGAAAAAATCGAATCCCATCCTGACTTCAACGTGCCGCAAGGCGCGTGGGTCAGTGTGTATCGCCGAAGCCAGAACTACGGTGGACCCGAGGAAGGTGGCTGGTGGTACGATAGGAATACGCTGGAGGGGTCAATTTACTTCCCCACCACGGAGGGGGCCGAGGCTTGGCTTGAAAAGGCCAAGGCGGAAGTGGAGCGCGAGAACCGCGAGGAAGCCCCTGCGCGGTATCGTGCGATGGCCGCGCTTCCGGGCGAGGAATGTGACACGGCGTACCACGATGAGGGCTACATCCCCACAGGATGGAACGATGGCGGCGAACTGTGGGTGACCATCGAACAGGTGCGCGGCGAATCCGACAATAGCGCGGAGCCTCGCCCACATTATGAATAAACACTAAACAAATACAATACCCCGCTGTGATAAACAGTGGGGTTTTTTTGTGCAAATATTAAATAAATATTAAACAAATAAATGCCAAATAATAGTAGTACTAGTGATTTATCACTGATTTGATAGTTTCTGGATTCGGGGTGTCCAAAATCAAAAACTATCGCTATTTATAAACAACTATTTATAAACAAGAAACCCCCTGTATTACTACAGAGGGTTTGTCATTAAGGGCTTATCTAGTCATGCCTATTAACACGACAACAAGAAGTAGTATTATCATAGCATGAAATCATAGTATTGCTTATTCAATTTAGCTAGACCTCTAGTAAGGCTATCTCTTTTATCAACAAAGATGTCCTTATTGTAATTACCTTTGTCACACTCTGCTATAAGCGTATTACATTTGTCTATCTCTGCTTGAATAGCAATTCGTATATCAATCATTTCCATAACACCTATTTTATTAGCATTCATAGTGTTTTAGTATTAAATGCGCGTTTATAGTATTCGCGCCCCACTGTTTATATATCAGTCTTCGACATTTACTACACTATCAACAGACATAGTGAGGAACTTGCATTCTTCTTTATCTTGGCGATATTGTTGAATATAGTCGTATTCTTCTTTAGTAATAGGACGACCGTCTATATATAAATCAAACTTGTTGTTCTTGTTGTTATGAGGAATGCCAGCCAAATACAATTGGCCGGTTTTCTTGTTTCTCACTACGCCGTCTTTGATAAACTCAAACCAAGTGGGTTTACCAATAGCATCGGGATTGATATTATAATAGGTTTCTTCACCCGCCAACGATATAGTAAAACGGAACTTTCTAGTGACACGGCCTTTGTATATATTTAGTGGTATACCACTACGGCCACCAGTGTTTAATTTATACTCGCCTTCTAGTAGTATAGTAGCGATCTGACCAGCGCGTATTGTATTTATATTGATCATGATGTTGTATTTATATAGTGACGTTGTATTTATATAAGAACCAAACTGACTATGCCAATTTACTATATACTTATATATATACAAGAACTAAATCTACTTTAATTTTCTACGTTAACGGGCACTTGGCACGACCCTTGCTGGGGAGCAGAAACCATGCCAACTATGGGGATTTGATAGTTTTCGGAATTGGGGACCCCAGATTGGAAAACTATCGTTTGGACGGACTTGGCATAGGACTTGCTGGGGAGCAAAAAGTGTGCCAACTTAGACTTGGCATGAAACGTGCTGGGGAGCATGGACCGTGCCAAACGCATTTGTTACTTTTGTGTGACAATCGCACTTTTCCGTTGCAATGTCCTTTGCCTTTAGTAACTTCAGGTCAAGCAAGCGAGACGCTTGTGATCACCAACTAAAAACGCAACACAGCATGATCAACATCGAAAACATCCGGGCCGGTCAAGTCGCCACGATCCTGATTCAGGGCGAGCATAAAATGAACAAGGGCGGCAGGTCTGGCGTTCCCCTCAATCCCTTGACGGGAAGGGTCACAAGGGATCACAGGGTCGTCGTCAACGTGGCGGGGCTTGGTTCCTACGGTCGCCGCTTGGAAAAGGACGGACGGGAGCCTGTCGGAAAGCCGACTTGGTGGGAATGGGTCAAGGACGGCGTGGCTCGCCATAAGACGGACGGGAACCTTTACCTTGTGGGCTTGCCAAGCAACGCCCAAAGGACGATCCGATTCCTTGTGGACGGACGGGAAGCCACTCCCGAAGAAATCGCCACGATCCGGGAATACACTCCCGACAAGGACGATCCCGAGTTCCTGCTTTTCAGGCTTGACAGCGTGGCGAACGTAGAATAGCCAACGCGACCCCGCCCACACGGCGGGGTTTTTTGTGCCCTGATTCTGTCTTGACACTCCCCCCCATTTTTCGAAATAATGCCCGACGTTTCTCAAATACAGGGGCGGGGGGGTCTAAAAATCATTCTGCCCTAATTTATTAAACCATTTGTTTTTTAATATACCTATTAAAGAAGTCTATTCATTCTGCCCCTAATTTAATAAATACTTACTATCTCTATGTAATAATATATATCTCCATATATAAGACCCCCCTATTTCTTAAAAAATAAAACAAAAAAGAGAACCCAGAAACTTTGCAGGGTCAAAAAATCCCCGGAGCCTCCCCTGAAAAATACCTTTTTTAGATATAGCTTGTGTAGATATATCTAATGTTAATCAAATGTTCTGTCTGCGGGGCTAACAAAGAAGATACAGATTTCAACAGAGTAAAAGGCAAATGTAACACCTGTTGCTACTCCCAAGAATACAATAAAATTAAAGAAAAGATGGGAAACGTTGATGGAGGCGAGATAGTTTATCTCAAAAAAGTCATCTTAAGCAAAGCAAAAAAGCGTTCAAAAAAGAAAAATCTGGAATTCAACCTTACGCTGGGGGATTTAATAAACATTAAAAATAATACCTGCCCCATTTTAGGCCACGAAATCCTATACAAATCAGGAATAGATAATAAAAGATCAGCATCGTTAGATAGGATAGATCCAAATAAGGGCTATGTGCCGGGGAATGTTAAGATTGTTTCTTATGAAGGCAACTCCCTAAAAAATAGAAACAATTTCCATTCCGCGATTAACATGCTGGAATATATAATAATCAACTCACCGCGAGAAGAGAGAAACGGCGAAAAATACAATAGACTACTTAATCTTCTTAAATACTTTCATTAACTCCTCTTCGAATAACTTGTCTTCAGTATACTCGATATTTATTTGTTTTGTATTTTCCTCACCTTTAATTATAATAGTAATATATGGTAAATCATATTTCGCGCAAGTCATCGAAGCGAGAGACACTAAACAAGAGTCACAAATCTTCATTTGCTTCCCATCTTCAGCAATCATATTAAAATAAACAAGTTTACGAACAGTGAAGAATAATAAATAATCTTCTTTGCTATATGACAGTTCGCACCCCTCACAACAAATCTTCTTCCTACAAGTCTTAGGGTTCACAACTGTAACTTGAAATTTGTTCCTCATTATATATAATACATGTAATTAAAATAGTAAGGCTAATTAAAATGTCAAAAAAAGATAACTCCCCACATGTGTCCCAAAAAGACAAAGTAAAAGATGACTTTGAAATTCGTAAATTAAAATGGACCCCGAAACAAGAACAAATTATACAAGCGGCCTTAGACAAGTCTACTAATATAATCATTCTAGATGGGCTTCCCGGAACAGCCAAGACTCTACTGAGTGTTTATTGCTCGCTAGAATTACTAAAGGCCAAAAAGATTTCTGATATTGTATATATCCGATCCCTAATTCAAAGCACAGATGGTCAAACTGGCTTCTTAACTGGCGACTTAGACGAAAAGACTTTCTTCTATAACGTACCTCTATTTGATAAGCTAGAAGAATTACTAAATAAATCCAGCATCGAATTACTAAATAAGCAAGAAAGGATCAAAACTTATCCTGTTTCTCTGCTTCGCGGTTATACTTTCAATGTTAATTCCGTTATTTTGGATGAGGGTCAGAACATGATGTTTGATTCTCTTGTAACGGCGGCAACCCGAATGGGTAAATTTAGTAAGCTATTTATTTGTGGTGATACTATTATGCAAAATGACTTAGGCAAGAAGTCTGGGTTCAAAGAGTTCTGCGATATCTTCCAAGACCAAGATAGTCGAGACAATGGCATTCAATACTTTAAACTTGGGCAAGAAGATATTATGAGAAGTGGTATTACTCGCTTTATCGTTGATAAGATCACTAAATACAAATCAATTATTCATTAAACTTTTGTTTCATCCTTTGGTGGATGAGTCTTGATAAAGTATTAGCGCATTTAGTTACTTTTGATTCAGATTCTTGCCAGAAGAATGCGTGTAATACTTCATGTATTAGAATGTTGACTGTCTTTTGTTTGGTTAGAGTTGGGTCAATTTTAATCTTTGGGTTTTCCATCTCTGGAGAGTCGCATATGCCATAGCACCCTTTAGGAGGTTTAACCCAATTGATGAAATACTCAACTTTTTCGTAATTTTTAAACGAATACTTCATTCTATTACAATTACACTTACTTTTTACTGTTATTAACCTATAATAAATTAATGAATTATGCAAAAAATTTACTGCTCTCAATGTGGAAATCCTAATTTATACACGCAAGCGAAACCAAAGTTCTGCTCTGCCTGTGGTACAGCATTCTATGGTGTTATCGTAGAAAAGCCACAAGATAAAAAGGCAAGAGAAAACAAAGTTCGCGCTCAAGAAGAGTATGATGAAGAAGATGATGATGAAGGTGAAGACGACCAAGAGTCAACTCCCATTCCTGAATTAAGGGGCGGACTAGATGTCGATATTGAATTTGATTCACCAAGAAAAGAATCTCTTTCTAAAATCGCCGCTTCACTTCCTGATAATCTTTCCCGTTCAATAGATAGAAAACCACAAGGCTTCTCTGAAAAAGAGATATTAAAAATGATTAAGCAAGAAGCCGGTACATTAAGACAAAAATAAAATGGCTCATAAAGTCCAAAAAGAATCATTTGAAAAGAACATTGCTATAATAGACGAAGAAATTCGCAAACGCAAGAACAAGTGGAACCTTGCTGCATTGTCTTGGATTGATTTCGAGGACGTTGAGCAGATATTAAGGATTCATATTTACAAAAAGTGGACTTTATATGATCCAAAGAAACCTCTTGCCCCTTGGTTAAACATTATCATTTCTAATCAAATAAAAAACATCATAAGAAACAACTATGGCAATTATGCTAGACCTTGTTTGAAGTGTGCGGCGGCAGAATGGGATGATTCTTGTTCAATATATGGTGAGCAATGCAAGAAGTGCCCCTTGTATGCTCATTGGGAGAATAATAAAAAAGACGCTTTCAATACAAAAGTAACTCTTCCTCTTGAAAATCACATTAAAGAAGTTCATGACATGACAAACGAAGGCTTTGATCTCTTGAGAAGCACACAAAGCTTATCGTCAGCACTAAAGAAAGTATTAAAGCCAGCAGAGTGGGTTGTGTATGAAATGCTTTGTCTAAGAAATCAAAAAGAAGAAGAAGTAGCTAAAGTATTAGGATTTAAGACTACTGAAAAAAATCGTTCCCCCGGTTACAAGCAGATAAAGAACCTTAAGCGTTCTATTATTGTCAAAGCTAAGAAGTGCATTGTAAATGGAGAAGTAGAAATTTATGTCTGAAAATGGAAACCAGCCTCAAGAACTTAATGATCAACAAAGATTGGCAATTTTAAATGAGTGGAACAATCGTCCTACTAATCCTCCTTCTTTGCTTGAACTTGTCAGGCTTGCTTTTCCTAACGTTGATGGCGCAGACGGTAGAAGTTGGCACGGTAAAAAGGTCAAAGAGTTCTTGTCAACAAGACAAATTAAAGCAAGAGCATCCTACGAATACTTAGCGAAAGATAAAATTGAACTATCTCCAGACCAGAGAGAATTTATTGCTAATAATGCCGGTTCAATGGGCGCACTTGAGATCACTAAGAGTATTTTTAATAACCAAAATCTTACTAGTCTCAGTCAAGAGACTCGTACAGTTATTGATTTCATTAAAACTCTTGATCAGAAAGTAATTCAAGCAGGTCCAGTATCTCAAAGAGAAGTAGAGACTCTTGCTAACTCTGAATATATGCCGCCAAAGACATTTGAGCGGATGTTGTTTCGCATAAATAAATATGTTCACGAAGGTATTGATAAAGACAAAGTAACTTCACGCCAGAAAGCTGCTATTAATGCTATCATTGGCTACATGCACACTTATCGTTTCTTGCATCAGATAAATAGTTATACTTCTAACATTGATCGTGAATTATTTGAAAGCTCATTTGTACGTTATACGTTTGACAAACCAGATCTCACTCAAGAAGAAGTAGACCAATACATTGTGTTGGCTACTGAAGTAGTAATCTCGGCTAATATTCAAGAGACAATTCAAACTTTACAAGATCAGATTGATGTAGAGGTAGACGGCGGCGGCAAAATTCCAATGGGTCTCATTGAAGCAATTAGCGGAGCAAGAGATGAGTATAATCAATCTACTATTCGCCAACAAAAGCTTCTCAATGACCTCAAAGTAAAGCGCAGTGATCGCCTTAGCAAGCAAATAAAAGAAAATGCCAGTATTCTTAATCTTGTTCAGATGTGGAAAGAAGAAGAGTCCCGCGCTCAACTATTGAAACTTGCTGAAAGAAGAAAAGCAATGGTTAAAAATGAGATCGACAGGCTTTCTACAATGGATGAAATCAAATGTCGCATCTTGGGAATTTCAGAAGATGAGGTGTTAAATGGCTGAGACCTGTAAAATATGTCAAAAAGTTTATGAAACTGATGTAGACTTTAATCGACATCTTAAAGCTCATAAAATAAGAGTAATTGAATATTATCAACAGCAATTGCCTCGCTATGATCTCTTCGATAATTCTATTATCAATTACAAAAATAAAGAACAGTATTTCTCTACTGATTTTAACAATAAAAACAATCTTAAAAACTGGCTCAAAGCTCAGTCCTTAGAGAAACAGCAAGAGTACTGTAGAAACTTTTTAGTTAAACGCAAAGAAAAGAAAAATCTAGAATATACTCCTTCTCAAGTTGAGTTAAGGAGCGTTCTAAGTCCAAGTGTTATTTATTTGCAAGAAATTTTTGGCGACTACTATAAGCTTGCTGAAGAAATTGGATTTAAAAATAAATATGTATATCCAAAGAGCTTGGAAAACCTTCCCAAGCTACAAACTAAGGACTCAATAATTTATATTGATACCCGCGAACAGAAACCATTTATATTTAACATGGCTTCTGAAGTTCGCACTCTTAAATTTGGTGATTATGGATTTAGTCATCCAAGTTATGATGGCAAACTTTACTTTGAGAGAAAGTCTATCTCTGATTTTATAGGAACTTTGAGTGCTGGGTACGAAAGATTCTGTCGAGAGATTGAAAAAGCCAGCGAAGCAAAAGCTAACATGGTTATTATTGTTGAAGAAAGCTTGAGCAATACACTCTCATTTAACTATTTACCTCATGTGTATAAGAAAGCAACGAAGGTAAATCCAGAATTTATTTTTCATAACGTTAGAGAGCTAATACAAAAATATCCACACGTTCAATTCTTGTTTGCAAAGGGGCGTAAGGAATCTGTTAGGATTATTGAGAAGATGTTCTCAACTGATGAGAACTTTTTTAAATACGATCTACAACTTTGCTACGATCTAAAGATGTTATAATATGTGGTATACCCCAGAAAAGTACAATAGAATAATTCCTAACTTAAATGACGAATATTCTAAACTAAAAGATACTCTTGAAGATAAAGAAGCCAAAATAACTTTGGCTAAATTTTTGCGTTCAAATATAGGCATAACTACAGAGCTAATTTCTGGTATAAAATTATGGCCTTATCAAGAGATCGTAATCAAAGGAATGTTGAATCGCAATTTCTGCATGAACGTATGGGGTCGTGGTGCTTCCAAGTCTTTCTCTGCTGCGGTATTCTGTTTTTTGCAATGCATCTTTGAGCCTAAGAGCAAAATCCTAATTGCTGGTCCTACATTCAGAACAGCAAGAAGTATTTTTAATTCAATAGAAAAGATTACTGAGTCTAAAGGCGCAGATTTATTGATGCAAGCGTTCGGCGCAAAATCAAAACGCAATGACGAATATGATTGGTCAATAAACGAAGGCTCTATCAAAGCTATTCCTCTAAGCGGTGAAAAGATTCGTGGTTTCCGTGCTAATGTTCTTGTACTAGACGAGTTTTTATTATTGCCAGAAGATATTATTAAAAACGTATTGATGCCATTCTTGATTGTTCCTCAAGACATTAAAGAACGTATTAGTATTCGTGAACAAGAAGATGAATTAATTCGCCAAGGCGCAATGACAGAAGCTGATCGCATGGAATTTAAGAATACTTCCAAGATGATTGCTCTTTCCTCTGCTTCTTATACTTTTGAAAACCTTTATAAAACTTATAAAGAATGGTGCGACAACATTTATTCCAAAGAACCAACAAGTGCAACTTACTTTGTATCACAATTAAGTTATGAAGCTTTGCCGCCAGAGATGATTGACTCTTCTATTACAGAAGAAGCTCAAAACGGTGGCTCTTCTCATGCTTCTTTCTTGAGAGAATACTGCGCTCAGTTTACTGACGGTAGCGATTCTTACTTCAGCATGAAGAAGATGGAAGAATGCACTCTTAAGTTTGAAGAAAGGCCACATTCTCAAATCAGAGGAGATTCTGGCAAGCAATATATCTTAGCAATGGACCCTAACATGAGCGACAGTCCAAATGCTGACTATTTTGCAATGGCAATTTTAGAAATAGACCGAGAAAATAAGAATGATGTTCTTGTTCATGCATACGCAGGTCTTGGAAGCTTAAATAGTCATATTAAATATTTTCATTACTTAATGACTAGCTTTAATATTGTTTATATCATTTGCGATAATGCTGGTGCTGATATTTTCTTCAACACTTATAATGAATCTCAGTATGTAAACTCGGAATCTGAGAAGATAAAGTTTATTGACTTCGATTCTGATCTTGAGGGTATTGAATATACGAAGATGGTTCAGAAGGCTAAGAGTCAATATAATCTTGAGAATAGGCAAATAGCAGTAACTCAGGTATTCACAACTACATTTATTCGAAGAGGTAACGAAAATCTGCAAGCAGCCATTGACTATAAGAAAATTTGGTTCGCATCTAAAACTGTAGCCAATGAATCTTTCTTTAATGAAGAAATAAACAAGAGAATACCTGAAGATCTTATATTCATAGAAGACATTAAAGATTGGAATAAGCTAGACCTTATAGAGCATCAAGATTTATTGGTTTACAATACCAAAAAGCAATGCTCGCTTGTAGAATTTACTACTAGCAGCCGTGGATCTGTTAATTTTGATTTACCTCAACACTTAAAACGCTCCAATTCCCCTAACAGAGCAAGAAAAGATAATTACACGGCTTTAATGTTAGCGAAATGGGGTTCCAAATGCTATAATGATATCATGACTACTGAAAATAAAATAGTAGCTGCGGGATTTACACCAATTTTAATTTAAAATGTGTAATTAATTATTAGGCTTATGGCAAAGGTTAAAAAAGAAAAATTTGAGGAATCTTCTTTCGCTCCAATGATGGTAGAAGGCTCTACTCCTGCTCATGGCGGCGTAGCAAGCAAAGTCACTGAAACGAGAAGCCGTAGAAATGCCGCATCAACGATTGAGAGAACAGATCGTTTTCGCAATATCGATGATGGAATGGTGCCATTTAATTATGCCACTGGATATAATTATAATAAGTCTAATATTGATGTAAGAGACACAGTAATTCTATGCCAAAAAGCTTATTATAATTTTGGTCTTTTTAGAAATACCATTGACCTAATGTCAGAATTGTCTTGTGGTAACATTCATCTTAAAGGTGGCAATAAAAGTGCAAGAGATTTCTTTCAAGCCTTATTTAATAAGATAAATATTACTGCTCTTCAAGATAAATTCTTTAGAGAGTATTATCGTTCTGGAAATGTTTTCATTTATAGATACGATACTACCATAAGAGAAGAAGATGTGTCTAAAATTAGCCAAGTTTTCGGATCTGAAGCTTTGGCGGCAAAAGTTTCTCTTCCTGCTAGATACATAATTATTAATCCAGCAGATGTTCAAGTAAATGGTAACCTTTCTTTCAATAGAGGGCAGTACTATAAAGTATTGACTGATTATGAACTTGAGCAAATCAGACATCCAAGAACAGAAGAAGACAAAGAAATATTAGACTCTCTTGATCCATTAGTAAAAGAGCAAGTTTTAAAAGGAAAAGCTACAGCAGTTCTCTTACATTTGGATACCAAGAAATTCTATGCTGTATTCTACAAAAAGCAAGACTATGAACCTTTTGCTGTGCCTATGGGTTTCCCAGTTCTTGAAGATATTAGCGCAAAAATCGAAATGCGCCGTATGGATATGGCTCTTACAAGAACAATCCAGCAAGTTATCTTGCTCGTAACAATGGGTGCTGAACCTGACAAGGGCGGCGTTAACCAAGAGAACTTAAAAACAATGCAAAATCTCTTTGCTAATCAATCAATTGGCAGAGTTTTGATTGCAGACTATACAACAAAAGCAGAGTTTGTTATCCCTCAAATTGCTGACATTCTTGATCCTAAAAAGTATGAAGTAATTGATAAGGACATTAATATTGGATTAAATAATATCTTAATAACAAACGAAAAATTTGCTAACACTAGCGCAAAGATTTCTTTATTGAGTCAAAAATTATTACAAGCTAGACAAGCTTTCGTAACTGACTTTCTGCTTCCTGAAGTAAAAAGAATTTCTAAAGAAATTGGATTTAAAGTATTTCCTACTCCTTTCTTTGAGGATATGGATCTCAAGACAGATCAAAATCTTAACAGAATTTATACTCGCCTTATTGAACTTGGAGTTCTCACTCCAGAAGAGGGTCTTAAGGCTATTGAAACGGGAGTCCTTCCAACTCCAGATGAGTCTGTTCAGTCTCAAACATCGTTTGTTGACTTGAAAGACAAAGGATTTTATCAGCCCTTAATTGGTGGTCCTAAAGTAGAAGCGGGTAGACCCGGAGGAACCACAGGGATTAAACAAGCTACCAAAAATGTTAAGCCAATCGGCACTTCTTCTAAAGCTAATTACAGTGTTATGAAATTAAAAAACATTGTAGAAGCTACAAGCAAATTAGGAGATGAAGTAGAAGCTTCTTTAAAGAAGAAACATAAGCTTAAAAAGCTAAACGATAAACAAAAAGAAGTTGCCCTTGATATTACTAAGATTATTGTCGCTAATGAAGACAAATCTAATTGGACTTCTAAAATAAATGAATATATTGAAACTCCTGTAGATAAAAATCCTCAAAGAATTGAAGAAATTCACGAAATAGCTTGCGAGCATCAAGTCGATTCTTACATGGCTAGTTTGCTGTACCATAGCAAAATATAATGGCTACAAATAGAGTAATATATAATAACGAATTGCTATTCGTTGGACCTGCTCCAGCGAGTGGTTACTTTTTTTCTGATCCAAATGGTAACTTGTTTAATACTGGGGTTTACAATCTAATTCAACCTCTTAAAAGAATAAATCAATTCAGTTATCAAATCAATACTCAGCCATTAAGATTCTCAGAGATTGGAAATGCTTCTGCAATTTATGATTATACATTAACCCCTCCTGATGTTAGTATTAGTTTTAATTATAACATAAAAGATTTGAGAAATGAAGCTCGTATGGGCTTCTATGTTAACCTCGGGCCTCCAAACTTAGACCAATTTGATGGCGGTCAAGTTTATCCTAGTGGCAATATCCTTTCTGGATTTTCTTTTGGAGATCAAAGTTATGCTTTTAATACAGACCTAACTCAAGCCACCAATAACACCTTTAAATATCCATTCAAATACAGAGATCAGCGTAATTTATTCTTAACTATCACTCCAAATAATACAGACGCAATAGGAAATAATATTTCTGGCTTTCCAGTCTTAGCTTTTGGCAATTGCTACATAACTTCTTATGGAGTTCAGGCTCAAGTAAATGATTTTCCTAAAGCTACTGTTAATTATGCGGCTCATAATGTAATATACTATTCTTCTGGAATAAACGCAACATCTCCTTACCTAGATCCAAAAAGTGGCTCACTAAATACTGGGGTTCGTTTCAACATTCCAAACTACAATTCATTAGTGGAAGAAACTGGAAATGCTATTTCTGTTTTGCTTCCCGGTGAGATTGTTATTGATATTTATGATGTAAATTCTACTTCTAAAACTAAGTCTAATAGAATAGTTCAAGATGCTGCAATACAAAGCTTCAACTTTAGCGTTCCTCTAGAGAGAGAGCCTTTAAAAACATTAGGCTATATTTATCCCGTAGATAGACAAATAAACACTCCAATTACTGTTGAAGGGTCTTTTTCTACTATTTATAGGAATTTAAACTATTCAGGAGATTTATTATCAGATATAAAGTCTAATTCTAAATACGATATTGTTATCAAGATGAATAAGAGTTCTGATACGATTATTAGATACGATATCAGAGGCGCAAAATTCAAAGACTTGTCTTACGACTCTTCAATCGGTGCAAATGCTGTTTTAGATTTTAGTTTTTATTGTGACATGGATCTAAATTCTTATCCTCATTCTAATGGTTTGTTTATGAGCGGACTATTAAAAGGATTAAGTTACACGAATTTTAATACTAACGGTCCATTATAATTTCCTTAATCGGTAAATTTTAGTGTATAAATAATAAGCTACAAAATATGAATCTACAGGGTTTAGAAATTGAAATCTTAGAATCAAAGAGGTCTGGGCCTAAAAGCTCTGCTCAGACCCCTTCGAAACCCTCTGAAAGACGCAAAGGATCTGCGAAAAATCCTGCCGGTAGCGCAGGTACAAAAAGCGACAAAGCAATACAGTTTTCTGCTAAAGTTATAGAGATGCTTAAAAACAAAGTAAAGAATCATAATGCAAAGCACTCTAGGAAAGTTAATTTAACTCAGTTAAAGAAAGTATACCGCAGAGGTGCTGGTGCATTTAGTTCTTCTCATAGACCCGGAATGACTAGAGGGAGATGGGCCGCAGCAAGGGTAAATATGTTTTTAAGAATGATGGCTGGTAAACCTGTTAAAGATTCTTATCGTAAAGCTGATAGTGATGTTGCTAGAGCTTCAGAGATTGATATCTCTGATTCTTGGGAACCAAATGATAGCGACTTTTCTCAAGCCGATACCGATATCCAAGATTATAATCTTGATTATGATTTTGAAGATGAGAATGACTTATATTTAGATACAGAACAAGAAAAAGCAAACTGGCTAGAATATATTTAATATGAAAACCAAAGAATTAGAAATTGATATTTCTTCTAAGATCGTCGCCGCAGATAAAGAAAAGAAAACATTAAATAAGCCATTCAGGACTCCTGATGGGCCTAAAAAGTTTTCTGTTTATGTCAAAAATGACAAAGGAAATGTCGTAAAGGTTAACTTTGGTGATCCTAACATGGAGATCAAGAGAGATGATCCTGCTAGAAGAAAAAGTTTTAGAGCAAGACATGGCTGCGACAAAAACCCCGGACCAAAATGGAAGGCTAAATATTGGTCATGCTATCAATGGAGGGCGGGTTCTCCAGTTAAAGCTTCAGAAGGAGTTTTTAGTTTAGAAACAGAAGCTGGAAAAGGTCTTTGGTACAATATCCAAAAGAAGAAACAACGTCTTGGTAAGAATTATAAGCCAGCAAAGCCCGGAGAAAAAGACTATCCAAAGCAAGATGCTTTAAAGAAAGCTCAAGCTAATGAAGAAGAGTGGGATGGTTTTACTCTTTGGGATCAAAGTGAACTCTTAAAAATTTGGCCTGATTTATCAAAGGCCGAAGAAATGATGGAGCCTGAAGATGAGATGGAATCCGAAGAGAGCGAAATGGAAGAGTACAAGAATGAATATTTAGAAATGTCAGTTGGCTCTTTAAATTCTATTAAAACTCATGCGGAAAATATTCTTAATGCTTTAAATAATGAAAAGGTTAAAGAAAATTTAACTGAGTCGTTCTTACAAGGCAAGATCGCTATCACAGAAGATTACATGGTAATGATACATAATTATGTAATGTTTGCTCAAGAAAGCGATGCTTCTTATCCTATGGGACCAATGTTCATGGTTGGAAATATGGTTAAGAACGTAAACAAAGACTGTGATCATTATGGAAGCGAAGGAGTTATAAAAGAAATTAAAGATTTACCCAATCGCATGGGTAAAGTGATTTCTTATGAAGTTACAAATGAAGGTCCAACATACAAAAAGGGAGATCTTCTTACTAAAACGCAAGACCAGTTAGTTCAAATAGGTTAAAGAGTGTATAAATACTAAAGAATATGAATATGCTGTCTGCAATGTTAGAGTTTCAAAATCAAGTCAAAATTTTCCATTGGCAAACTTATGGTTATTCAGAGCATCAGAGTTTTGGAGAATTATACGATAGCCTTTCTGGACATGTTGATGAATTTGTTGAAGTTTTCATGGGTAAATATGGGCGCATCATTGCAAAAGATTCATTTGTGCTAACTCTTCAAAATTACAAATCCGTTAGCCCATTGGAGGCAATGAATAATTTTATTTCTTTCCTTAGCTCTGATCTACCTTCTCAGCTAGACCCTGCTAAGGATACTGATCTTCTAAATATCAGAGATGAAATTTTAGGAAGCGTTAATAAAACTAAATATTTACTAACTTTAAAATGAAAGAATTTATAAGATATGGAGTTCCTTCAGTACCAATCAGTACTGTTAATTTTACAACTACCGGCGTTGTAATCCAACCGCCAACTGTTGGTAGAATTTATATTACTGATGTTATTGCTACTAATTCTGCTATAACTTTAACTAATGCTTCTTCTGTTACTTCTGGAAATGTTTTAGCTTATGTAGCTCAAGGTAATTGTAATTTTTCTGTACCTGTTAGAGTTCCTGATCTTTCAGGAGTAGCAATTTCTACAGCTAGTGCAATCGGCAGTATTAATTATTTTCTAGAATAAATATGAATTTTGATTTTTCAACAACGTTTAGTTCCTCAATAAGACCTTTAGTATCTGAGGAAAAAGATAAATATCTATCATTAGCCAGTCTAGTTGACGTAGGGAATTTCATTCCTGAAGTCAATGCTGATTCTAATATGGATCTTTTGCCTATTGCATTTAATGCTTGTGTTGTAAATCGTGTTAATAAAAATGGAGATGTAATTGATTCTTCTATTGCCACTGAAGTATACAAAAATTTTATAAATAAACCAATTAACATTGAACATAATCGCTCAAATGTAGTTGGTGTTATTTTATCAGCAGGATTTTCTGAGTTTGGAACGGATTTACCTCTTACAGAAGAGCAAGTAAAAGATAAAAAAGAGCCATACAACATTACTCTTGGCGGCGTTGTTTGGAAAATCGTAAATAAAGATCTAGCAAATGTAATAGAAGAGTCAAATGATCCTACTTCCAATAACTACATGAAAGTTAGTGCCTCTTGGGAGCTAGGATTTAATGATTTTGAGATAGCTGTTTTAGAAGGCGGCGAGAAAAATATAGAGAACGCTTCCATCATTTCTGACAAAGAAGAGATTGAAAAAATTAAAGGTAAATTAACCGGATATGGCGGCAGCGGAAGAATAAGCGAAAATCAATCTGTTTACCGTAAAATTAAAGGAAGAGTGCTTCCTTTAGGAGTTGGCTTAACTGCGAATCCTGCCGCTGATGTCGCCGGTGTTAGTATTAAAAAACTAGAATCAGAAGAAATGATACAGCAAAAAGCAGAAGAAATTTCACAAACCCTAGAATCTAATGTAATTATCGAAAGAAAGAATATGAAAATATCTGAAGTATCGCAAATTACTGATGAGTTGCTTAAAGAAGCAACCGCTTCTTCCATCAGAGATTTCATTGGAGAGCAACTCAAAGAAGCCTCTGAGAAATTTGCTGCTGAGAAGAAAGCAAAAGAAGACGCAATCAAGAATGCTGAAGAGAAGTACGCTAGTCTCTCTACTGATTCTGAAAACCTAAAGAAAGAACTTGAGACCCTCAAGCAATCTTTAGAAACCCTACAACAAGAAAAAGCTTCTAAGGAGAAGCAAGAACTATTCTCTTCCAGAATGGCTGGACTTGATGAAGAGTTTGATCTTGATTCAGAAGATAGGGAAGTAATTGCTAACGATATCAGAGATTTAGACGATGATTCTTTCGCCGCCTACAAAAAGAAAATGGGCGTTCTAATGAAGGAGAAGAACAAAGTTTATAAAGCCTCTAAGATGCCAAAAGAAGAGAAAAAAGAGACAATGGCTACAGAGGACAAGCAATCTGTTGCTTCTACCGAAAATGCTACTGTCGTTGATGACGCTATTAGCAACGGAACTCAGCAAACTGACAAGATCACTGCTGGCGTTGTTGCTCCATCAAAGACAATTAAGCAAAAATATCAATCAGCTTTTAATGACGAAGGCTTCGTTATTACAAAATAAACAAACAATAAATATATAATAGGAAAACACTATGCCATATTCATCTACTAAAAGATTAATTAAACCATTTCGTGGTTATGGTGAGCATGAAGTTATCAACATGTTCGCTTTTGATCTCGAAACTGTAAACAAAGGAACTTTCGTTAAAGTCCTTGGCTCAGGTTGGAGAAACACTGACGACGCTCTAAACATTCTATCAAATGGTGCTGTAGGAGCTTCTTACAGCAACGTCGTTTCTGATCGTTATTCCACCACTGCTCGCGTTACTACTGCTGGCACTGGAGACTTGGGCAAGGTTATCGGAATCCTTCTCAATGACGTTCGTGAAACAGACGAAAACGGCGAGAAACTTATCTATAACCCTCGCAAAGCTGCTGAGTTGAGCGCAGTTGTCTCTGGACAAACTGTTCCCGTTCTCAAGCGCGGCATCATCTTGGCTTATGCAACTGGAGCTACCGCTGGTAACTCTGCTTTCATCAATGCTAATGGTGAATTGGAAACCAATGCTGCCATTTATGGTGGTAGCGGTGGTGCTAAGGTTGGAACTTATTTAGGTTCTGCTGATACTGATGGCTATGCCTTATTGAACCTCGACCTATAATAACCAACAAGAACAACTAACTAATTAACTAAATAATATGAGACTTAAATTAAAAAATACGCCAGAACAAGTAGAGCTAATCAAAAAGGTTGGTTCTCGCAATGTCGTTGAGTCCGCTGAAGCTATGGAGGCTTTGGCCGCTTTCGTTGGACCAGTTATCCAAAAGGTACTCGCTCAAGCTGGTACTGCCGGTATGATCTATAGAGATATGGAGTTTAATGAGGACGATAGTCCTTCTTATCCTCTTGATCTCTATTACAATGAGGCTGCTGGTCTAGTTTCCGTCTGGGCACAAAATGTTGCTGGTGGTCTACCCTCCAACTACATGGATCAACCAGTTCAAGAGTTGAAGATTGCTACTTACCGTCTTGACTCTGCCGTTTCCTTCAATAAGAAGTATGCTCGCAAAGCTCGTCTTGACGTAGTTAGTGGAGCTTTGGATCGCATGGCTCAAGAGGTTCTTGTTAAGCAAGAGCGCAATGCTTGGGCTGTTATTCTTAAGGCTCTAGCCAACGCCTCCACCAAGGATGGACGTTCAGTTGCTTTCGGAACTTCTGGAGCTTTGAAGCACATTCTTTCTCCTGCTCAAACTTTCAGTGCAGCTACATTTAATCTTCAAATGTTAAATGATTTGATCCTCCGCACCAAGAGAATTAATGTTTCTTTTGCTGGTGGTACTCCTTCTGATAATTCTGCTCGCGGCTTGACTGATCTTTTCGTCAGTCCTGAAGCTAAAGCTAAGATTCGTCAGTTCTCATTCAATCCTCTCTTCGCAACTACTTCCACTACTCAAACTCAATTGTCTGAGGATGTTCGCACTGAGATCTTCAGAGGTGGTGGTATGGAAAGCCTCTTTGGTATCAATATCATTGAGTTGCTTGAGTTGGGTGCAAGCCAAAAGTATAACGTTCTTCTCAGTAACTTTACTGGTGCTAACACCTATACTGATATTAACGGAAACAACTCTGCTGCTTTCGCCAGCACAGAGGAAATTGCTATCGGACTTGATCTAAGCCGCGATGCTTTCATTCGCCCAGTTGCTACAAACGCTGAGAGCGGTGGACAACTCACTGTTCTCCCTGATGATCAATTCATCACCCGCGCCGAGAAGACTGGATTCTACGGATTCCTAGAGGAAGGCCGTATCTGTATCGACGCTCGCGCTGTCGTCGGTATGAGATTCGATGACGTATAAAATCTAAGTTAGGTTTTAACCCCGGAGGTAACCCCTCCGGGGTTTTTTATTTTACATTTTTAACTATATGTATTAATATAAGGTATGGCTAAGAAGAAGAAGCAAAATATCGAAAACTTGAGTCAAACTCACGCCAAGATCGAAGAAAAAGAATATCAAACTCTTGACCAAATTCTTGGTGATTCTGGTGCTGATAAATATGGTACTTTTAGTGAAGATGAGTATTGGAGTCAGCTAAATGCAATGACTAAAAGCGACCTTCAAAATCATGCTCTTAAGATGAATCTTATTCCCGTTGACAATATGAAGATGCTAAGAGAGCGATTGTTGAACGAGTTTCGCAGATACAATAATTCTTATTTGAGAGTATCCAGCACCAAGAAAGTTTTAGATACTAGTGTTTCTGATACTGTAAAGAAAATTTTAGCCGAAGGAAGATAATACAAATATATGGAACAGACTAATCAACAGCAACCACAGCAACCTCCATCCGTCAAAGACTTGCCAGATCCTACTGCACAAGTTGCGCTAAACACTTTTGTAGGTCTAGCTCGTCAAAGCAGATTGAGTTATGATGAGCATGTGTATCTTGATAAGTGTACCGCTGCTCTTCAAAATCTAATCAGCAACACAAAGGGACCAGAGATTCCTCCGTTCCCAAAGATGCAAGTCTAAAATATTAGACCAAAATATTAGAAACGCAATCTTTAGCTCTCGATTTTTAGGGGGCTAAAGATTTTTTTGTGTAAATAATAATAAGGTATAAGGTTTTAAAATGGCGCAATTTGCTATAGATGAATTATTTGCTACGGGCATTCAGATATCCGGTTTTATATTTGACTACTCTAGTCGTTTAGGAACTCCCGGTCAAGTTCTAACGTCTACATCATCTGGCGTAATGTGGCAAGCAGATTCAAGTAATACTGATCTTGCTGCTTTAAGTGGGCAGATTGCTGCTACTGGAACCTTATTAAATAATAGAATAAATTCTCTTAGTGGATATGCGAATAATACTTTTTTATCTGGTAATGGTATTACTAATTATGTTCCTCGTTGGAATGGGAGCAAGTTATTAATTACTGGAAGTATATATGATAATGGTACAAATGTTGGAATAGGTACTATTAGTCCAACAACCCTTTTGTCTGTTGGTGGTGCGGGTTCCACTTCTGCGGCAAGTGGAATAACTTTTGGTGGAGACGCCGTTGTAAATTTATATAGACTTTCTGATTCTGTGTTAAAAACAGATGCTGCTTTTACTGCTGCTTCTTTGGCATCTTCTTCTTATGTATATGCTGCTTCGTATTTACAAACTGCTGGTGGACAAATTTATGCCGGGGCTCCTTATGGAGCTTTAACAGTATTTGTTGGAAATATTGCCCAAAATGCTTGGGAAGCTGGTTTATTTATTGGAAGAGGTTCTTATGTTGGAATTGGAACTACTCAACCAACAGGTAAACTTCATATCGTCTCTTCAGTTGCTGGTGAAACTGTCCTTAGAGCAGACGGTACAAATGGAATTTTATTTTCTGTAAATGATGATCTAAGTGACTCTTTGATGTCGGTGAATAATTCCGCAGGTTTACCAGTATTGGAAGTATTTGCAGATGATAGAGTCGTGATGGGTCAGTATGGACAAAATGATTTTGTTCTTATAAATAATAAAGTTGGTATAGGCACAGCCTCTCCAACTACTCTGTTGTCAGTTGGTGGCGCGGGCTCTACTTTAGCAGCAAGCGGCTTAACTTTTGGTGGCGATGCTGTTGCTAACCTGTATAGGATATCTAGCTCAAGAATTAAAACCGATGGTTCTTTAGAGGTCGCTATTGGGATAATTTCTCCAACGATTACTTCTTTGAGCGGAAACATTGCTGCAACTGGTTCGACTCTCGACGCAAAGATCAACACTCTGAGTGGGTACTCCAACAACAGTTTTGCAACGATCCTTAACCTAGCTGCTACGGGTTCGGTCCTTGATACGAAGATCAATGCTCTGAGTGGTTATTCCAACGCGAACTTTGCGACGATCCTTAACCTAGCTGCTACTGGTTCTACCCTTGATACTAAGATTAACACTACGAACACTAACCTAGCTGCCACTGGTTCGACTCTTGATACGAAGATCAACACTACGAACACGAACCTAGCTGCAACTGGTTCAACTCTTAACGCTAGGATTAATTCTCTAAGTGGTTACGAAATTCAAACTTTTCTTTCTGGATCTGGAACGCAATATTATGTTCCTCGTTGGAATACGTCTAAAGAATTAGTTACTGGAAGCATTTATGATAATGGCTTCGTTGGAATAGGTATAACTAATCCATCAGGTCAACTACACTTGAGAAACATGGGATTTACTAGTCAATCAGGAATTCCTGATTCTAATATATTTCCAAATGCTACTGGAGTTTTTGGTTTAGTTTTCGATCATAATACATATACAAATGGTCAATATAGACATAGATTCATAAAAGTAGATCGCTCCTCAAATATTCCTTTATACTTACAACAAGCGGGAGGCACTGCTAATCAATACATAAATCTAGTAAGATTTGGAGCGCACTCTCAGTCTTCTGATACTTTTGAAGTATTTGGTGATTCAAAAATAAATGGCACTACCAATATAACCTCAAATTTATTAGTTAGTGGAAACGCAGGAATTGGAATAGGTAACCCCGGTTATAAATTAGATGTAATTGGATCAGTAAGAGCAAGTGGAGAATTAATTAGCGAAGGAAATAACTCTAGACTTTCTTTGTTTAGAAATAATGGAATAAATTATTTTGATTGGGCAAGTGGTCAAAGTTTATATTTTAGTACTCAGACTTCTGTTGGTGGTGGCGGAAGAAGTACTTTAATGAGTATAACTTCTGGAGGAAATGTAGGAATAGGTACAGTTACTCCAAATGGTAGATTACATGTTGTAAGTCCTGATAGTACATATGCTTTTTCTGTGGCAGGCGCAACTAAAGGAGTAAGATTTAATCTCAACTCTGCTGGCACTTATATACAGGGCGTAGACAATACTTTGGCTGGCTCTTATCAAAGTTTAATATTAGGCGGTTCAGATTTATACTTTCAAACAAATGGATTAACCAATGCCGTCTATATTGATAGTAGTGGTGATGTAGGTATAAATACGACTTCTCCTACTTCTAAATTGCATGTAGTAGAAACTACTGCAACAGGAACAAGAATTCAATTAGGTACTTCTTCTGAAAGTGCTTTGATGAATTCGGGTTCTACAAATGATTTATTAATTTTAAATGCTCCTTATGGCGTTAATTCAGCGACAACTTCTAATATTGGAGCAAAATGGGGTATTAAATTTATTGGAGCGGTCGATTCTCTTTCAAATAGCTTAGGGAAAACTTCAGCAATTTATGCTGTCAGCGAAGATACTTTGGGTTACAATAGAGGCACAAGTTTAGCATTTTATACAAATCAACTCAATGACCAAACTTATGCCGAAAGAATGCGTATTTACCATAATGGTAATATTGGTATAGGCACAACATCACCAAATGCTAAACTTTATGTTTCAGCAGGTACACTTGGTTTAAATCAAAGAGCAATGTTTATCAACGCTGATATTACAACTAATACAAGTGTTTATACTCATACGTTGAATTTAATAGACGCCGCAACTGATGCTAATCCAACATCTCTCGCATTAGGACTATATAGTCACGTTGTGTTTAGAAATAGGCCGGTTAGTGCTGGAAGTGTTGGGGGAATTTTAGATATATACACCAGAGGCGTTCTTACAGATCCAACAGTAAAAATGACAGTAACTGATGTAGGTAATGTTGGTATCGGCACAACTAATCCACTTAGAAAACTTCATATCACTTCAAGCGACAACCAATTGATATTCATTTCTGGATCAACTGCTGGTACTTGGATGGATTTCCAAAGCAGTACAAGTAATTTATGGTCCGCTGGTGCAGATGGCACAAATGGATTTGCTATTTTTAATAGAACTACTAATTCTAATGCTGTTACTGTAGCAAACGGCGGAAATGTTGGAATAGGAACAACTAATCCTACCGTAAAATTACATATAATAAATAGCGGTACAGTATCAAGCATTGCTACGGTTAGACTAGTAGGAAGTACGGGAAATAATGCAGGTTCTCAAATTGAATTTTATAAAGCACAAACTCCAGAAGCCAGCATCGGGTTAGCGTCTGCTGTCACCGGAGGCATTTCTGATGATTTGATTTTACTTTCAGCTAATCCTAATTCTATTGTTCTTTCTGCTGGTGCTAGTGGTATATCTGTATTTAAGGCTGATGGCAAAGTTGGAATTGGAACTATAAATCCACAAACACTTCTTTCTCTTGGCGGACTTGGATCAACTTCAGCAGCAAGCGGATTAACTTTTGGAGGAGACGCTCAGGCAAATTTATATAGATCAGCCGAAGATACGATAAGAACAGATGGTAGCTTAGTAGTTAATGGCAATTTTAACACTAATACTACTACCGTTACTACTTTAAATATAAATGCAGGAACATTACCCGGTATTCCTGCTGGGTCTACTATTACTGGATTTACTTATGCTGTTAATAATGGAAATGTTTCGCAAATTAATTTAGTAGAAACACGTTTTGCAACAGGAGGAGACTGGACAACTGCCAGCACAAAGATCCAAAAACGTACAGATGTAACAAATCAAGCTTATATTGAATTTAATCCAAGCGGTGCATCTTATGGAATGGCTTTTGGAGTAGGCTTTGCTACTCAAACAGAAGCTTTAAGAATTTTATCTAATGGTAATATTGGAATTGGCACAAGCGTTGCTCCTTTAAAACTAAATGTTAATGGTAGTATTTATATGGCCGCTGGAAGCGGCTCTGCTATAAGTTGGGCGAATGATATTTCTTCTCAGTATCTAAAATATGATTCTGTAATTGACGGAATGATTTTAAGCAGTTGGAATCATACAACATTTCATACTCAACAAACAGAAAGAGTTAGAATTACATCTGCCGGTAATGTCGGTATAAACTCTACTGCTCCAACCGCTAAGTTGTCTATTAATAAAGGAGCTAAAGATCAATTACTAGCTTTAGATATAGCAAATAATGATGCAAAATATGCATTTTATGTTGATCAAGATAATAATGGTTCTAATTCTTTTTCTATTTGGGATGCAACAAATTCTCATACAGCAATAAGATATTTACCATCTAGTGGTGGATACTGGCAAATCTATACTAATAATGTAGAAAGAATTAGGATTAATTCTGATGGTTATGTTGGAATTGCTACAACCAATCCTGCTGGAAAATTGCAGGTAGTTCAAGGAGACGCTAATGCAAGATATTCTACTTTCTCTTCAGTTCTTGGATTATTAATAAAAGGAAATGATAATAGTGCTTATAACTTATTAACTCTTGAAAATACTCAAACAGGAACAAATTATGGTGCCTCTATTAATTTTAATTTAGGATATGGAGGTAATTCTGCTGCGGCAGGTACTGCAATTTTGGGAGCAAGAATAGTCGCCGCCGCAGAGCAAAATTTCACTTCAACTGCAAGTACTCAAGATGGTTATTTGGCTTTTTATACGACTTTAGATGGGGCTTCTTCAGAAAAAGTTAGAATTAGATCAGATGGCACTGTTGGAATTGGAACAGTAAGCACCATTGGTAAATTAGATGTTTATGATAATACAGATGGTCCATTATTGTCTTATGTCAGAAATCTAAACGCAGGATCAAACGCATATACAGCATTTGTATTGCGCAGAGATGGTGGAAATAATGGCATAGTTTTATTTACAAATTCATCTACTAGAAGCACTGACGGTGGTACAGGTAATTCTACAATAAGAACTGATTATGGTAATTTACTTTTAGGAGCGGGAGGAAGTCAACATATTTTGACGACTGCTGGCAATGTCGGTTTAGGAACGACAAATCCTACTCAAAGATTAGAAGTACAAGGAAATGCTCAAATTGGTAACGACTCGGTTACTAACGTTGGATTAAATATAACAAGACTTAATGGAGGCATCAGAACATCTGAACATACTTATCATTCTTCGCAAAACAGCCCTTGGTATACTTATGGTCAAAATTTAAATTGGACAAATGAATTAGCAGGAACCGTTGAATCTACACAAGCTTATAGACCTTATTTTGAAGCATTTGCGCCAGCAGTTGGATATAAGATATTTGGGTTCATGAACGTAACAGCGGGAGCATTTACTAATACAAATATGGTAAATTCTCTTGTTTTAAAAAGCGATGGTTATGTTGGTTTAGGAACAACGAATCCAAATTATCAATTAACAGTAATTGGCGCAAATCAAGCAACTGCTGATTTAGTTGATGGTGGTAATAAAGGAGGTTCAATTCTAGTAGGAAGCTCTCTTAATAATTCAAATCAAGGTGGCGCAGTTTTATTTGCTACTTTAAATGATGCTAATACTTATACTCCTCAGTGGGCAATTAAATCTTTATTTTTAAATGGTCAAGGATTTGGTATAGGTGATTTAGCTTTCTCTTCCAGAAGAGCTACTGGAAATAGCAATTTAACAGAGTCGGTTAGATTTACTTATGATGGCAAAGTTGGAATAGGTACAGCAATTCCTAGTTCTCCACTACATGTATTTAATACATCTGCTACTCTTGCTACGTTTACGAGAGATCTTGCTACGGATGCAGGATTCGCTATAGGAGCAGACAATAATGGAACAGTATTATCTACAATCGGTGTTCATGCCATTCAAATTTATACAAATAACACTGAAAAAGCTAGAATTACATCTGATGGTAAATTAGGAATAGGTACGAATACTCCAACTACTCTTTTGTCAGTTGGTGGCGCAGGTTCTACAACAGCAGCAAGCGGTATAACTTTAGGTGGAGATGCTTCTGCGAATCTTTATAGATCATCAACTAGTCAAATTAAAACAGATGGCAGTTTTGTAGCAGGTGCGTATATACTTGCGGGAACTTATTTACAAACATCTAATGGTAATATTTATCCCGGAAGTTTTACTACTGATTTAGTTTTAAATGTTGGCAATAATGCTGGTAATAATTGGGAAAGCTATCCTCTTACGATAAAGAAGGGTGGTTATGTTGGCATTGGCACCAATACTCCTAGCGGAAAACTTCATATAGTTTCTTCTGTTGCTGGAGAAACCGTATTAAGAGCAGATGGAACCAATGGTACTCTTTTTTCAGTCACTGATGATTTAAGCGACTCTTTAATGTCGGTCAATAACTCTGCTGGTCTCCCAGTTCTTGAGGTATTTGCTGATGATAGAATTGTTGCTGGGCAATATGGAAGTGGTGATTTTGTATTGGTTAATAATAAAGTTGGAATTGGAACTTCTAATCCATCTTACAAATTAGATGTAAATGGCTCATTAGGAATAAACGCTTCAACTTCTGATACTAACTGGCCCTTTGTAGTTTCTGATAATTCTTCTGCTGGAAGTAGATATGGATTAAATAAAGCGGGTTCAATGGGCTTTAATAATGCAGATAATTATGCTCAATTACAATTGTTGGGAACAAATGGAGCTTATATTGACTTTACAAATTCTGTTGGAGGTGATTCTAATGCTAGATTAATTTATTATGCTAGTAATAGATTAGACCTTACTTATGGATTTATACCTAAAGGTACTATCTCACTAACTTCTAACGCAATTGGAATAGGAACGACAAGCCCTGCATGGGCATTAGATGTTAGCGGAACAGCGATAAGATCTTTTGCAAGTGGAGCGATAGAACCCGGATTTATTGTCGATTATGCTTCTTCTAATGGATATGGTGGACTTTTCATACATACTAACGGAGTAAGAAAATGGAGAATTGGTAATGTCGGAGATACTGATGCAACTAGTCCTGCCCTTTACATTTGGCAGGAAGGCGTTGGTGCCAGAATGTATTTCCGTAATAATGGAAATGTAGGCATAGCTACAACAATACCAATTTATACTTTAGACGTTAGTGGAACAATAAGGGGAGAAAGATACAGAGGAATAAATAGCCTAGTTCTCAATACTTATACCACCGTTAATCCAGCATCAAATGTATTTTTATATTCTCAAGCAAATGACAGAGATTCTTGGATTTATTTGGATTCCGCTGATACATCAAGCAACTGGGGAATTTATCATCGTCAAATTGACTCGGCTGTATCAAATCTTCCTGCAAATTCAATTGGTTTCATTGGCGGAGGAACCAGCACATTACAGTCTTATATTTCATTAACAAATGGCTCTGCTTATTTTGCTGGCAGTGTCGGAATAGGAACAGTAAGTCCAACTACATTATTATCAGTTGGTGGTCCCGGCTCTACATCAGCAGCAAGCGGATTAACTTTTGGAGGCGATGCTCAAGCAAATTTATATAGATCTGCCGAAGATACAATAAAAACAGATGGAAATCTAGTAGTAGCAGGTACTACCAGTTTAAATGGTCACATATATGGTCAAAAGACAGTGACATTAAGCACTGCTTCTTGGACTACTGTATTGACAGTTAATATGTTGGCTCACAATTCTTGCTATGTCAAGATTGGAGCATTTGGAGACTGGAGTAATCATAGCGCAGTAGCGTTTGTATCTGAACTATTTATTCAGAATGGTGATAATGCTGGGTACGGAGAACCCGGAACTATCATAACTGCTCATGACAATACAAGAGGACCCGCTGGAGACAAAATAGATATCCAAATAGTAGATCCAGCAGCCGCAGGTACTCAAAACTTTTTAATACAATTAAAATTAATTTCTGCAACTTCTTCAACAAATTCATCTCTAATTACATATCATGTAATGGGACAACAAGCATCAGTAACATAATAATATGGCTAATAAAACAATTCCCGCAATTCAAACAAATGAAAATAACGTAGGCATAGGCTCAACGGCTCCCGGAGCTAAACTAGATGTCGTTGGAAATGTTAATATAGACGGCTCGTCTTTTTATAGAATAGCAAACGATTCTACAATAACAGCTCCAAGCGATCACGGGTTAGTGGCTTATTATGGATTTGACGAAGGGTCAGGATTATTAATATCAGATAAAACAGGAAGAAATAATACATCTTCTGTTGGCTTAACTTATACGACGACTGCTATAAGAGGTACAGCTTTAGATGGTTTTGGAGGCAATGCTAATTATGTAGTTGTGCCTGATAGTACTGATTTTGATTTTGGAACTGGAGATTTTGCTGTTTCACTTTGGTGTAGACCCAATAGTAGCTTTGCTGGCTTCAATAATACCTTAATAGAAATTGGCCTGTATACAGCAGGTATACTAATTAGACCTCAAGCTAATCTTAATACTATAGAGGTATATGTCCAAAATTCTTTAATAACTGCTCCTGCTATAGTTTGGGCAGCTAATGTTTGGTATCATATTGTCGTAACAAGAGTTAGTTCTGTTTTAAATGTATACTCTAACGGAACAAGAATATCTTCTGTTGCAAATAGTTCAAACATTCAAGTGGCTTCAGCGGGATACATTGGTAGATCCGCTCACGCCGTCGGCCAATTCTTCTATGGAATAATAGATGAAGTTAAAATATATAAAGGCAAAGGTTTAGATTATGGCGAAGTAAGGGGTCAGTATTTGTCTAGAGGAGACTCAATGCTTGTTGCTCCTATATTCTCTACTACTAATGGTAATGTTGGCATAGGTACAAATAATCCTTCAGCGAAATTAGAAGTCGCTGGGTCTTTGAGGGTTACTGGCGTTGGTCAAATTGGACCTGCTGGTGGTTATGGTATTGCATTATTTAATGATCAAACGAATAATTTTATTGGCCAATTATATGGTAGAGCAAATGGTATTCAATTTACAGACATTTTAGGAAGTGCTACTGTTTATATTGCAAGCGGTGGGAATGTTGGTATAGGCTTAACAAATCCTGCTTTTAAACTACATGTAACTGGAACCAATGGTGACGAAGTTCAATTAGGAACAATTGGTAGTAACCAAATAGTTGGAGGTAGAGATGGTGGTTCATTTGGCATAGCTACGAAAGCGTCAAGTAATGGAAACATGATATTAGCGGCAAATTCTGCGATGTATTTTAGGACAAATACTAGCAACGAAAGTGCTTATATTGGATCAAATGGTAATTTTGGAATAAATACAACTAACCCAACTAAAAGGCTGCATGTAAAAGGAAGTTTGTATTGGAATTTAAATGATACTAATGCAGACGAGCATGTAATAGCTATAGCAAGAAGTGTCGCCGCCGCAGCAGGTAGTTTTACAGAAATTGGAGCTTTAGCTGCTTCTGCTAATTCTATTAGAGCTACTATTGAAATATTTCATCATGATTGCGGCACAATTGAATACTCAATGTTTGAGTTGATTGCTAATTTTTATACTGGAGCGACAACAGATTGGGTTCAATTACCAAGTAGAACTCAAGCTCATTATGCAGGTGAGCCTAATGGTGTGGTTGTTGATGCTAGATTAGCTACTACTGGCGGTGCTGTTGATTTGCGTTTTAGATCCTTGGGTGGTGCTTGTGCCGCAATGGCGGTTTTTGCGAGAATAAAGGCAAACACTGTATTAACAGAAACTACTGCGACAGGTACAGGCGCAACTGTTGCTGGTCTTCTTGGCTTCAACAGATATGAATTTCCAGTAACAGATAGTAGATTTAAAGGCACTTATGATGGTTTATTTATTAAGAATAATGGATTTATTGGAATAGGAAGTACAAATCCTCAATCTAAATTATCTATCTCAGGAACAACTGCGGCGATTGCTCTTTCTTTTGGTAATACTGTAGCTAATAATCCTTTAATTTTAAGTACATATAGTGGATGGGCTGGTATTGGAATGGATCAGTCTACTGCTGGTTTAAGATTAGTAGGTGATTATAGTGGCACGACTACTCCACTAGTAGATGTTGGATCTTATATTGGAGGAGCAGTTTCTCACGCTAACTGGAAAAGTTCATTAAAAGTTTTAAATAACTCTCAAGTTTCAATTGGTGGAGTAACCCCTCTTTCTCTTCTCGCAATTGGTGGAGCGGGTTCAACGACTGCTGCAAGCGGTATTACATTTGGCAATGATGCTCAAGCAAATCTTTATCGCGCCGCCGAAGATACCATTAAAACAGATGGATCTCTTAACGTCGCAGGATTAATTTATAATTCTAACTCTGCTTATTATTCTTCAGTCACTAAGACTGCTGCTGCTAACTGGGGCCAATACTCTATAATATTAGGAAATTCTAGTTATACATCTCAAACAGTCAAAGTTTTAGTAAATGGTGGAAATATTAGTTGGGCGGGATCATTTCTAGTTAGTTCTAATATATCTTATAGGCCAAATGAAATATGGTGTTCTGCAAAATTGCAAGAATTTGCTGTTTATGGTTGCAGCCCTGATGATGTCACATTATTAGTTTTATCTGATAATCCTGTTACTGGTTTTGGAGGCGTATCTTTAGTTTTAAAAACTAATGGTGCTGTAAATAATGGTCTCGGTACTGGTCTTGCTAATACTATTACAGTAACAGTAAATGGCCCTTCTCCTAGTGCGGTATCATTATCAAATTTCTGGGTTCAACCTTACACTTATCAAATCGCCACTTCCGCAAATACAAAACAGATATTTACAAATGAAGCGGGGAGAGTAGGAATTGGTACAGCTTTCCCAGTTCAAAAATTCCAAATCGATGGAACTGTTGGTAATCCTGCTTCTATTGCCGCAACTCAAAGTGGAATTTTCAGAATAAGCAATACTACAGACAACGCTGTCCTAGATTTTGGCATTAGAGCAGCAGGAAATGGTGCTTGGATTCAATCAACAGATGAAACTGCATTAAATTTTAATTATCCACTTTTATTAAATCCAAATGGTGCTAACGTAGGAATTGGCACCACTATTCCTTCTGGAGGTTTGCATATTAATAATGCTCAGGGAGCTTTTTCTGAAGTAGTAAGACTTCAAAGAAATGGTGGTGTTTTTTATTCTGTTGGTCTTGATACTAACTTTTTAAATATAGCTTATAATGGAAATGTAAATGCTAACAATGTCCTTGTACTTACAAATGGTGGTTATCTTGGAGTAGGAAATTTACAAAATGCTCTTTTTAATTTAGATATAGCTTCTACTCAAGGCAAAGGTATTCAATTAAGATTCGATACTGGCACTGGTTATCGCGCTCAAATTACTCCTTATTGGAATAGCAACACAGATACAAGAATTGATTTTGCTATAAATAGAGTAGCTAATGTTGCCGCTACTGTAATGATGTCAGTAGGTTATGACAATAATGTTGGAATAGGAACTACTGCTCCGGGGGCAAAATTAGACGTAGTTGGTACGATTAGACCTAGTTCTAATATCCTCTCTCACAAAACAGCTTCTTATACCACTTCTTATCCGGGTATTAGTTCTTTTGGCGCAGACGCTACTGATTCAGGCATAACTTATTATGATACTGGTAAGCTTGTCGCAAATACTCAATTTAGAGGCATTGTTTGGACTGGCAAGCATTATATTTTTACTGATCAAGCGAATTATCGTGCGTATTTTTATGATAATAATTTTGTTCAAATAACTAATGCTTATGGTTATTATTTCGTAACATTACCTCTTCCATCTGGATATGGCGCTCCTCATGGTGCTGCTTGGGATGGTAGATATTTATGGTGCGTAGTTTATACAGGTTCCGCAAGTAAAATAGTAGGTTATGATTTAGACACTACAACTCAAACAGCTACAATAATTGCGGAATCAGCGACTCTTGCTATTAATGCTACTTACGATGTTGAATATGCAGATGGTCATTTATATTTAATTTATTCTGGAACATTGTATATTTATAAATGGAATGGCTCTTCTATTGATTTAGTTTCAACGTATGTAGGGGCGGCGGGGACTATATCTGCGCAAGCTATTACTTATGATGGTTCTTATTTATGGGCAACACAAAATGGTGCAAATATTTATAAAGTAGGATTAGATGGAACTCCGCTTGCTACTATAACTACTTTCCCGCCAAATATTACTGGTTGGGCTTGGAATGGAAGCAATATAGTCTGTTTTGATTTCAGTAATAGAAATATTTTTATAATCAATACTACCCGTCTAAGAATTGATACACAAAAGTTGGCATTGATGGGTGGCAATGTTGGAATAGGAGTAACAAATGCTTCATCTTTACTTAATGTAAGCGGTCCGGGAACATTAGGTTCAGTCTTTCAAGAAAAAATAACTAATGGGACAACTACTTTAGCATTAGGCACTAATGCGACAGCAGCCGAAGTTCAAAGCCAAGGAAGTGTACCTCTTTATTTAAATTATGGTGGAAATGATGTTTGTGTTGTACCAGTTGGTAATGGTAATGTTGGTATAGGTATAACAAATCCCGGAGACAAATTCCAAGTTAACTTAAATAGCGGCGAAAATATATTAGCTAATATTAGAAGCAATGGAGTTTCTGCTAATAATAAAGTAGGTTTTAAATTGAGTGAATTAGGGGTTGCTTTGGGAGAATTTTCTGCTGTAAGAGATGGAACTAGCTATCAAGTTAAATTACAAACTTTAAATAACCAACCTCTTTCTTTTGGTACAAGTGGTACTACAAGGATGGTTATTGATGGATCATTTGTCGGTATAGGTTCAACTACTCCTACTGCGCTATTGAATGTCCGCGCTTCTATTCCAGCGGGAATCGGCACTACTCCAGCAGGAACAAATGTGTTACTTGATTCTAATGCAAGTAATTACATAACATTCAGAAATTCTGCTGATAATGGAACATATGCAGGTTTAGTTTTCTTAGATAATAATGTTGGTGGATATGTCGCATTTGGAAATGCAGGAGCGGCTGTAGGTTCAGATAGTATGATATATGGTGCTTATCAAGATCATATATTTCAAAATAATTATGTAAATGAAAATCTTTATAACCGCCCCGAAACCATGCGTATTAAACAAAATGGTAGAGTCGGTATTGGTACAAATACCCCAACTACTTTATTATCTGTTGGTGGTTTAGGTTCTACAACGGCAGCTAGTGGTATAACATTTGGTGGAGACACTGAAGTGAATCTTTACCGTATTGGTGAAAATATTTTAAAAACAGATGGCAATTTCCAAATAGTTGGATCTCTAGAATTACGCGATATTCTTTATCACTATAGTAATATTAGATTCTTAAATAAAGCAGGGAGCAATTGGCTAACTTGGTTTACAAGAGATACTTCTGAGTCTGAAGCGGTAGCACGATTAGATTATATTAGATCTATTAATACTACTACCGCAGGAAATCTTGGAATAGGTACGACATTGCCTAGTGGTAAACTTCATGTCGTTTCTTCTGTTTCAAATGATACTGTATTTAGAGCGGATGGAACAAATGGTACGTTGTTTAGTGTTGTAGATGATTTGAGCGACTCTTTGATGTCCGTTAATAACTCTGCTGGTTTACCAGTGCTTGAAGTATTCGCAGACGATAGAATAGTAATGGGTCAATATGGCAGCGGCGACTTAGTAGTAAAAAATAACGAAGTAGGAATTGGCACAAATAATCCTATTAATAAATTATCTGTTATTGGTAACGCAAGTATAGGTTCAAATACTTATAATGTCGCTGCTCCTGCGAATGGATTAATCGTTGAGGGAAATTTAGGTATTGGCACAACTAATCCAGCTTCTAAATTACAAGTTAACGGTGAGATTCGTATCGCATCAAGTTCTTCTTTTTTCACTCATTTGAATTATTTAGATGGCGGTTCTAACATTATATCCTCTACTAATGGTGGATCAACATCTTTTAGAGGAAGCTCTAATAATCTTACTTCAATGGTTGTTTATGGTGATGGAACTGTAAGCACAAACTATAATACATATTTAGCTGTTACAAATGGCAACGTAGGCATAGGCGCGACAGCCGCTGCTCAAAAATTAGATGTTAGAGGATTCGTGGTATCTGATGCTAATAGTAATGCGGTAGCAGGAGGATTTTTCGTTGGAGGTTCGTCTCATGGAATGAGAAGAGAGGCTGGTTCAAATGACGTTCGTCTCCATACAAATGGCGGAGATCTAATATTTGGTGCTGCTGGATCTGGTTCTCAACAAGTTACATTAAAAAATGGTGGAAATTTTGGTATAAATATAACTACTCCCACCAGTAGATTACATGTTGTAGAAACTACTCCTACAGGTTCAAGAATACAATTAGGTTCAATTAGCACCAGTGCGTTAATGAATGCTAATTTGGTTAATGACTTCTTAATATTAACTGCTCCATTTAACGCTGTTCCAGCGTCTAATTCAAATAATAATGCAAAATGGGGTATAAAGATGGGTGGCGGCAGCGTTGATGCGCCAAATGCTCTTGAAAAATCTGCTTGTATATATGCTGTTTCAGAAGAAGACATCGGCGCTGGTGGAGCAGGAGCAGGTTATAATAGAAAAGTCGGTCTTGCATTGCATACTTCTCCATTTGATCTTCCTAACGTAGAAAGAGTTAGAATTAATAATTTAGGCAATGTTGGTATTGGTTTAACAAATCCAGCTTATAGATTGCAAGTCTCTGGTGGTGATGTTAGCATTGCTTCTGCAAACATTCTAAGATTTGGAACAGTCGCGGTATTAAACACTGCCTCTAGCGCTAACGATATATACGCAAACATAAGAGTTCTTAGAAATGAATCTACGGTCAATACAGATGGTATGTTCATTAATTATAACAGCAATGGTGCAACTGCGGCTCACTTAAGATTCTATGCTAATGGTACATCAGAAAGAATGCGCATTGACGCAAGCAATGGTTACGTTGGTGTTGGAACTACAGTTCCTGATACAAAGTTTGATGTTTATGATGATGTAAACGGAGGGAATATTTCTGCCGTTAGAAATGCTAATACAGGATCAAATGCTTTTGCTGCGTTAGTATTCCGTAGAAATAGTAACCTTAATGGATTGGTGATGTTCACTAATTCTTCTAATAGATCAACAGACGGCGGATTAGGAAACTCTACAATTAGGACAGACAATGGAAAACTCCTTTTGGGCGCTGGAGCAAGCACTTATCACTCATTAGAAACTAATGGTAACGTTGGAATTGGTTTAACTAATCCAGCCGCAGCAAGGCTTCATATTAAAGGCGATGGTACTGCTCCAGTTCTTAGAGTTGAAACTGCTCAACTTGTAGGAGCAGCAGGAGGTACGGCTGGTAAAACATTTGTTGGATGGATGCCAATTCAAACTGGCGCGGCCAATCCCGGAGATACAGTATTTATACCACTATACAAATAAAATTTTATGGAAGAAATTGAATACAAAATATACAAATACGAGTTATGCCCAGTTGATAGTCCTGACAGAATTATTGTTGGGTTTTTATTAACTGACACAACTAATAATAAGTCTTTAAACATAGAAGAGGTGGCTACTTTATTGGAATGCACAGGAAAAGACCAAGAAGAGGTGTGCCAATTAGTTTATGAAAAAGTTAAAGACCGAATTGAAGTCCTAAAACAAAAACTATTGAGTAAAAGAGATTCAGTAGTAGGTAAAGTATTCTTACCCTCAAATTAACAATATAATAATAGTGTAAAACTTATTATGTCCGTTCAACACGCCAACAGAGGAATAGTAAAAAAAGATTTACAGTTGTACTATAACCGAGAATTTTTAAAGAGTTTTCGTGGTGAGCCTACAACTAATTTAATTTTTGCTGATTATGACTCTTTTGAAAACGCTGTAAGTACTTATTATCCAGCAAATGCTACAGCAGCTAGATCTACTGCATTTTCTTATTTTGGAGATTACTCTTTAAGAGCGTCTAGAAATAGTACTGGCGCTGATGCAATGTTAGACATGGAATCAATCATTCCTGTTAGAGGTTCAACTGTATATACTTATAGTTGTTATGTATATGTAGAGAGTATGCCTGCTGGAGTTTCTTTAGATGTATTACGACCCGTGCAATATGGGTCTGATATTGGATATATAACAGAAAATGGTGGCGGAGCGATAACTCAAGCAGATGTTGGAAAATGGAAAAGAGTTACTCATACTTTTACAACACAGTCTAATACTTTTTTCGTTGTTTGTAGAATAAATTTTGCAGGAATTAATACTGTAGGTACTACTTATTATATTGATGGTAGGCAATTGGAGCAGAAATCTTATGCTACTCCATTTGTAAGAAGTTATCAACTTAAAAATAACGACATTGTTCCTCGTAGAGAAAAAGATATTAATTGGTTTAAATCATATGGAACATCTGGCGAAGGATCTGGCGCGAACAATAACGTAACGTTTGCTATTAATGGAACTGGAACGTTTACAAGACTTGGTTATAATCAAATATTTGGAGATTACATAATAAAACAAAATGACATCGTTTATAGGTACGACTTGGGAACAAATGGTTGTCATTATCATGGAAATACTGTCAATATAAAATCTGGAGAATATGCCGTTTTCTCATGCGATTATTTTATTAGTTCAGATGCTGTTGATCCCGGAGTAAATGGAAATAATGCTACTCTTTTAGTGCTTGAAAATTATGGAGGAAATGCACCGGCAGGTACTTTAAGTGTTCCTGACTTGACTAAAGGGGTTTGGAGAACTGTAACTCTAACCAGTGCTGTTGCAGGAGCAGGAGGCGGAACATTGGCAGTGTTTTTATATCCCGGATTTTGTAATCCAAGTAGATTTGCTACAAGCGGATACCTGTTAATGAAAAATCCGACATTAACAATAAATACATTAAAAAAACCAGCCGCTTTTAAATACCCCGGTAATTCATTTACTGCAAATTTAGCAAACGTAACTCAATCTGTTTCTGGAGAATCAAGATTTACAAAAAATACAGCAGGAAATAGCTGGGTAAATGCTAGAATTTATAGCACAGAATCATATACAACTCCATGCTATGTAAGTTTCTATGCAAGCCAAACAAATTTGGCGGCGATGATATCTTTAAACACAAACCCAGTAATTAAAGGTATTCAATATACAACATTAGATTATGCTTGGTATATAACAGACACTGCCACGGCAGTTGTGTTTGAAAGCGGTACTGGTATTGGTGCTTCAATAGCTTACACTTCTTCAACACTTTTTGAGATCATATACGATGGAATAAACGTTAGTTATTTTGTAGATGGAGTTCTAACAAGGTCAGTCAGAAGAACTTCAACTAGTCCTTTGTATCTTGATAGTAGTTTTTATCATAACAACGTACAAGTTTACAATTTAGCATTTGGACCATACGAAACAGGAACTGCTTCTGGTGGAGCAGGAATAGTAGATTTAAGTGGAAATAATAACAATTCAAATATATCAAATATACTTTATAGTTCTAGCGGTTATACTTTTACTCCTGCAAATAAGAGTTTTATAAATACAAATATAATCACATTACCTAGCAATACACAATTAACAATTGATGTATGGACAAAACCAAATAGTACAACAACGCAAACTAGTTTGGTATCTAAATGGGGGTCTAGTGCTGATTTTAACTTTTGTTTCTTATTATTTTTTAATTGGTTTGCTCAAGGAAGTATTTATTTCTTGGTGGGCAGCGCAAATGGTGATGGTTATAGTACACATTCTATACCTCATAGCCTTTCAACTTCATCATATATCAATTATACAGTTGTATATGATAATGGTAATGTTTCTTGGTATAGAAATGGAGTCTTTATTCAAACAGACACTAATGGCAACAAGCCTCTACGCTCAGTAACAACACCAATTGCGATAGGCGCAGATTTTGATGGGGCTGCTGGTGGAGTTTTAACAAGAAGTTACGATGGAGAAATTCCTAATGTAAAAATATATAGCCGATCATTGACCTCTTCAGAAGTATTACAAAATTTCAATGCAACCCGTGCAACATATGGATTATAAAATATGAGTACAGTAAATAATGGACCGCAAATAGTTAGAAATGGATTGGTTTTAGATTTAGATGCTTCTTATATGAGAAGTTATAGTCCAAATGTAATGCCAAATCCAACTGATATTTTTGCATGGGCTGGAGTTAATGCTGCAAATGCGGCAACTCTTTCTAGAGATACAACGATGACTAGGCAGTATGGATCTATTCCAATGAAAATGGCAGTTACGGGAAACGATCCATTCACCAATACAATTAACTATGGTCCCGGCGCGTTATCTACTTGGAATTTAGCTCCAGCAGCCAATGGTCAAACTTGGACAATAAGTGTTTATGTAAAAGCTAGTGTAGCTACTACTGGAGAATTATTTCTAATACCCGCAGATTCTAATGGAGTGGCTATCACTAGTTATTATGGAGCAATATCAATATCTACTTCATGGACAAGGGTTTCATTTACCGCTACAATATCAGCGGCAACAACAGCTTTCATCCAAGGTCGATTGGATGGACCAAATTCAGGTGGTGCAGGTATTAATATTTGGTGGGATGGAATGCAAGTAGAAAGAGCTTCTAGTGCTACGACTTTTAATCCTTATTATATTGGTAATACTATTTGGAGAGATGTAAGCGGTAACAATAGATCTGGAACATTAACTAATGGTCCATTATTAAATGCTTCTAATTATGGAAGTATTGCGTTTGATGGTTCGGATGATTATATAACTAGTGTTGGTTCTTCTATAGTTCCTACATCAACTGCTCCCTATACAGTAAGTGTATGGTGTTATCGAAATTCTAATAATTTAAGTTATAGAGAATTATTATCTCAATGGACAAATGCAAATTCTGGTAATTCTTTTTATTTTGGATTTGAGAATAGTAATGTAAGATTTACTGATAATTGGACTCCTGTTACAGTGGCTGGCGCAGGTAATACAAACGTTTGGATGAATTTAGTTGGAGTATACACTGTATCAAATGCTTATATTTATTTAAATGGAGTATTAGTCGCTACAAAAGGATCTGGCTTCACTTATACAGGAACTGGTCCGCTTATCATTGGTAGACAAGGAGAATTAAATGGAGAATATTTTGATGGTAGGATAGCTAATGTATTAATATATAATACTGCATTATCCGCACAACAAATTATGCAAAATTTCCAAGCAGATAAATCAAGATTCGGATTATAATTTAAAACTATATGGCATTACAATATTCTCCTCGCCTAATAACAGATGGTTTAGTGATGTGTTTAGATTCATCACAAAATAAATCATATCCAACTACAGATTTGCCTGTAAAAAATGGATTACTGCTTTGGCTTGATGCTTCAGATGATTCAACTTTTAGTTATAGTTCTGGAACAGAAGTAAGTCAATGGCGTGATAAAAGTGGAAACAATTTTCACGCAAATCAGTCAAATTCTTCATATCAACCTTCAAGAAGTTCAATAATTAATAGCAGAAAAGGTGTGAATTTTAATGCAGGTAATCTTGATAATTTAATTATATCATCAGGAATATCTCTCCCAACTGATGCAAGTATTTTTATAATTTATAAACCGGCAACACAAGTTTATAATTATGCAGTTTTAATTGATAATTATCATGGTGGTGGAACCGCAGGTTTTGTAATACAAAGAGTTAATAATTTAAGTCAATTTTATTATGCAAATGGAAACGGATCTTCTTTCGTAGATGCTTCTGCTAGTCCTTGGACTTATACTGATAATGTTATCCAATTATTATCATTAAATAAATCTGGTGCGAATGCAACTCCTTATATAAGCGGGACTGCGCAGACTACAAGAACTGTTTATGCTAATACTGCACAGGTTACTACTGCTTTAGCTATAGGATATTGGGGCCACGGTGGTGGAAGATATTATAACGGCGATATGTGCGAGATACTTATTTTCAATAGAGCATTAAACTCTACTGAGATGAAACAAGTCCACACATATCTTGGGCAAAAATGGGGTATTTTTAATACAGATAGATGCGTATTTGATTTGAGTGGTAATGGTTTTGATTTTGTTTTTAATGGGGCAAATCCAAGATATAACGCTAAAGCATTTGTTTCTAATTTTAATACTAGCACTCCTTATGCTATAAGTTCATTTGGTGGTCAAAATTTAACAAGTACAATTTTAAATTTAATATACAGAGACCACACAGTAGAAGTAGCAGTAAATCCAAAAGGTTTTCGAAGCGTTTATACTTATGATAATGCATTAACAACACAAACAGTACAAGCAATAGTTTTATGGACAGGACAACATAGCGGATTATACTTTGCTGGAACAGATTTATGGTATGTTTATTGGAATAGCGCATCTACTGTTGTAGGCATATCTTGCAATGTTGCAAGTTATCAAGATAAAATTATGCACATTACTGCTACTAGATCAGGAGATGTATTAAGTCTTTATATAAATGGAAATTTAGTTGCTGGTCCTACAACTGTAGCCGCGACAACTGCTCAAGTTGCTTATGCTCAAATGAATATTGGATCTGCTTATGTTGGAAATCCAACTACGCAAGGATATATCTGGCCTGCTCAACATGAATATTACTTAGTCAGAATGTATCAAAGGGCTTTAAGTCAATCAGAAGTAGTGTCTAATTATCAATCTTTTAAAGCTAGATTTGATAACAACATAGCAAGAGAAAATTTAGTATTAGATTTAGACGCTGGCAATACGGATAGTTATGCTGGATCGGGAGCAACTTGGTATGATGTTAGTGGAAATGGATACAATGGTACTTTGATAGGATCTCCAGTTTATACTTCTAATAATAATGGTGGAATTATATTTGATTCAAATGCTAAGTATGGCACATTGCCTACAAGTGGACTTGCATTTGGAACTGGACAATTTGCAATTGAAGTTTGGGTATATTCTACAGCAGCAGTAACAAATAATATTATTTACGCTTCACAGTCATCAAATGTTGCTGGATTTATTGCTTTATATTATCCAAATGGATCTGGATTTGCTTTAACTGATTTTAACGCGGTAGGAGTAAGAACAACTACAACGCATCAAACTGCTGTATCGCAAAATGTTTGGTATCATGTCGTGGGAGTAAGAAATGCATCAAATCAATATATAGTCTATGTAAACGGAGTGGCATCTACTACTAATGCTACATCCAGTGCGACATTATCTGCTTCTGCCCCTCAAATAGCATCTAATCCAGCGACTACAGGAGAAAGATTTACTGGCACTATCGCAAGTTTAAGATTATATACAAAACAATTAACAGCCGCTCAAGTCTTGCAAAATTACAACGCTACAAAAGGAAGATTCGGATTATAAAGTGTAAAAAATATTAGAATAAATTAATTTTAGATTAAAATAAGAAAATGAATACAATATTTATCCCCGTTTACCCAAAGCCATCTGGCGCAAATGTGACGCAGCTTTGCGTTGACTTTAATGCATTTGATCCTCATGAAGGAGTGAAATTCTCTGTTGTGATGAAAAATCCAGCAGATCTAGTATTAGATAGGACTTATACTAATCTTGCAGGAGATGACTGGCAGGATTGGCCACCTGAGCAAACCGCTCAGGCTGATTATGATTATGTAAAAAATGTAGTATTAGAAAATTTAGGATACACTGAAGCTGTTGCTCCGTTTATTACTTCTCAACCAGTAGATCAAAAGGTTCTAGATGGACAAGCTGCTGAATTTTCCGTAGTGGCAAGTGGTGATTCTCCATTAACTTACCAGTGGACTAAAAATAATTTAGATGTTGAAGGAGCGAATTCTTCAATTTATTCTATAGCAAGCGTCGGAACTGGAGACTTGGGTTCTTATAATGTTAAGATTAATAATCCAGCAGGTTCAACTGTTAGCTCTAGTGTTTACTTGAGTTTGTTTCAGGCTCCAGTAATCACATCTCAACCTCAAAATCTTAATTTGAATGTTAGCGGATTTGGTTACTTGAACGTAGGAGTCATGGGTGATCAGCCTTTGTCTTTCCAATGGGATAAAGATGGTGAAATTATTCTAGCCGCCACTGGAAGTGCTTTCCAAATTGCTAACGCTCAAATCTCTGATTCAGGAAACTATTCTGTAACAGTTAGTAACGTTGCTGGATCTGTAAAGAGTGATGTGGCTATTGTAACTGTAAATGAGCCAACTCCTCCACCTCCTCCTCCACCAGTCCCAACTGGAGATAATGCTTAATTTTTAAAATATCTCTTCTCAAGCCCCGAAAGGGGCTTTTTTTGTGTAATAATGTGTATGAATTTAACAGGTACACAAGGAAACTCTTTTTATAAGAGACTTGTTGCCCGTGACTCTGATGGAGTTGTAATGAACTTATCGGGCTTCACGGCTTCTGGCTATGTAAGGGCAAGTTATGGGGCAGGGTATACAAACGACAATGTGTATGTACCAAGCTCTGGTATTTTATTAGACTTAAAGCCACAAATCATATCAGGAGCCGCAGGAGAAAGTTTTGTCAGCGGATATATCGATATCAGCATAGGTAGAACAGGAATGGCGGCTTTACCATCTAGTTACTTATTATACGATGTTCAAGTTTTCTCGGGAGAAGATTATGCTCGTACTGTTGAAGGTGGCTATTTTGTAATTAATCCAGAAATAACATACTAATATGAAAATCGTAGACATGGCTCAAGAACTCTATTTCGAATTAGGTCAACCAAGTGATCTATCAGTACCAGCCATTAGTTATTGGCTTAGGAGCAATATAGGTATTCTTAATAATAAACTGAACAAAGACATTATTATAGACGACGCTTCTTTGGAGCTTGTGCCCAATTTGGGAGAAACAGAGAAGTCTATTTATAAAAAGATCTATGAATGTTATTTCTACGATCTAAAAGTCAAGCAAACTTTAAATGCAATAAATGGAGATAGCTTGTTGGAAGTTACAGATGGCGGTGGAACTGTTCGCAGAATCAACCGAAACGAAACCAGTAAAATATACTTAGAAGCAAAGAAAAATTCACTTAATGAATTAACTGCGATGGTTAATGATTACAATATTAACGACGTTGGTCCTCTACAAGTTGCTGGCGACGATACCGTAGCTGGGTCTTATATTACCGATAAGTATTATTCAATCAGACCATTCAATAGAATTTAATTATGGCATCTTTACTAACAGACGCACAAAGACTTAGCTTTGGATCAAATTACAATGATCTTTTTGATACATTGTCTAGGGATATTGTCGTTTACAAAGAGCCTATTAAAAATATAACTTCTGTTAATGAAACTCCTGTCTTTGGTTATCCTACAGATCAATTGCCTGATAGTGTAACTTATACACCAGTCTCTGGAGTTTATAAAGCTAGAATATTTTATGGTAGTCCAGATGAAGACATTGTGTCTTTAAATTCTGAGATTAAAAATCCTAATACTACTGCAAGAATAAGAGTTCGCTTAGAAGCTAAAGATTACATTGAAAATGGTAAAACAGAAAGAATAACTTTCGACAATAAGTCTTGGAATGTGCAATATGGTTTTGTAGTTAAAAGGTATATTGATGAACCTTATTACGAGTACATGATGAAGGAAATAATGTAATGGCTACAATAAATAAGACAATTTTAAATAGAGAAGTCAAAAAACTTCTTTTCAGTAAAGATATTCAGAATTTAGCCTACCAAAGAGCCGAAAAAGAATTTCAAAGACTTAAAAATCAAACAATAAAAGAATTTGATCAGCACCCAGTTACTGTCGAATTAGAAATGGGAGCCGAAGGAAAGAATATCTCAAAAACTTTACCCGGAACAAAACCTGACTCTAATTTATTTTCATTTATTGGATTTGATCAAGACTCTCAGCCTACGCAGCAGGTAAGGCAAGCTTTAGAAGAAGAAATCCTACTAAATAGAACTCCCAAAACAAGAACTACAGAAACAGGTGTTCAATTCGAATTCCCTGTTTCAGTTCCTACATTAAAGTCAATAGAACAAAAAACTCCATTACCTTGGGAAGCTGGAAGAAGCTGGGTTAGAGGAATTGAAAGAGGTATTTCTGGATTGGGGTATTACTTGTCTGGAAAATTTAAATCTCCTGAGCCTAGCCGATCTGGCGGCGGTATTCAGGCAGATGACAAAGTTAGATCAGGCTCTTTCTCTACTGTAAAATACTTGAGTACAATACTAAAAAATCTAAAGGATAAACTCAAACAATGAAACCGCAATTTGACAATCAAATATCTTCATCATTTTTAATGTGGTTTGATCACACTCTATTATCCAAGGGTGAGGCTTACTATAATGTAACTACTACATTTCCCGCCAATTCTTCTTATGTGAATGGTTTTTATGCTTATAACGGACCTTATAAAGGATTAGTATATGACTCTTCAATTGCTGGAGCAACAGTAATGACGGGAGTTAGCATAAATGGCGCAAATTACAATTTAGGTCAAAGCCCTCTAAGTGGTATAAACTATTCAGAGGGGCAGATTTATTTAAGTTCTGGATCTCTTAATGTTTCTGGAACTTATTCGGTTAAAGAGTTTAACGTGTTGATGACATCTCAACCAGAAGAGGTGCTGCTATTTGAAACTCAATACGTTAGAAGAAATAAAACCCCTGCTGGATCTTTAAAGGATTCTTTAAAAGAAAATACAATAACTTACCCTGTAATTTTCATCAAAAATAATGGAAGCACAAATGATCCTTGGGCTTTCGGCGGAACAGACGAAACGAGAGTAGACTTTAGAGCCATTGTTATTGCTGATTCACAATATACATTAGATGCAGTTTGTTCATTATTTAGAGATAGAAATTACGACAACGTTCCTCTAATTGATCCAACATACAATCCATTTAATGTTTTAGGCAGCTTTAAGAGCGGGGTAGTTTTTAATTATAATAACATTACAAGCGGCAAAGACTACTGCATGATAGATAGGGTTTCCGTCTCAAAGGTCGCAGGTGTAAGAGATAGAGAGAACAATATTAATCCCGGTTCTTATTATGGACTAATTGATTTTGAATTAGTTAAATTTAGAGAGCCAAGACAAACATAAAATTATGGCGAAAACTAGAGTAATTTACCAAAACGAAGCATTATACGTTGGCCCTTCGCCAGCCATATCTGGTCACTATAAGTTCGTAACAGGAAGTAACGTAAACGTTCCTACTCAAAAATTAAATCAATTAGATCCTCTTGCTACAAGAACTTTAACTTCTGGAGCAGGTACTACCACAACTAATCTTGCTACTATGCAAGCAGGTTTGCTTCCAAATTTAGCTAATTTGGATCGTATACAAAGTATTAATTATAACTTTAATGTTGGCAGAAGAGATGTAAATCAATTTGGAAATTTGGCCGCAATAGACAAAATCATTATAGAGCAACCAGTAATAAATATTGATTTTAATTACTATCAAAACGGTCTTAAGAACGAAAAAGAATTAGGTTTCACTACAACTTCTTTGAAGAGAAGTGCTGCTGTAAATTTAACAGTTACTGTTTCTGGGCAATCCGAATTTGGAATTACTGAGGTTTCTATTGCCGATGGGGGTCAAGGCTATTTAAATTCGTTTACTTTAACATTACCTCAAGTAGGAGCGAATGTACCTCCCGTCCTTTCTTTTAATGTGGCGACTGGAGGTGTCTATGCAGGTCAAGCTACTGGCGTTTCAATAACTAATGGTGGATCAGGTGTTATTTATATTAATTCTTCTCAAGTAGCTTTTACAAATTCTTATACTAATGTTCCTGTCAATGTTGGTATTGGAGGAACAAGTAATGCTTCTACTTTCTCTCCAACTCTTGCAAATAACTATCCAGAAGGTACTTCTAGCATTATAGACGTAACTTGTTTAAGTGGAATACTCACAAAAGCAAGCGATGAAAGAAACTTGTTTGTAAGGACAGTCCCTCAAGGTAATGACGTAAGCGTTGCGACTACTGGGACATTAGATCAAGCTATTATTGCTTTTGGAAATTCAGTTATTACAAATTATGCCGTAAATGCAGCAGTAGGAGATATTCCAAACGTAGCGATTAGTAACGAAGCTAGAAACTTTTCTATCGTTACTGGAGCAAATGACTTTAAATCTAGTGCCGCTGGCAAACGTTATCCTTTGCCTTCAATAGACGAAGGCGGCACAAGAGTAAATGGAACTTATTCTCTTCCTGATTTCAATAGCAGATCAGATCTATCACAAAATATATCTGCATTTAGACCCGGAAGTATTGTACTTGATTTAAGTCCTTTTTATGCTTCTGGAGGATTAGGAATTGACACAAGATCTTCTTCTTTAAACGCTCAAAATTTCACTTTATCAATTGGTTTATCTAGAGAGTCTCTAAATAAACTTGGAAATACTTTTAATTTTGCTAAAGAAATAACTTTCCCAATTAATTACTCTTTTTCTGTAAATGTTTTAGTTTCAGAATTAGCAACTGGTAATTTAGTTGATGTAGTTTCTAGTAAAGATATCAAATTCAATACTTCAGTATCTTTTATTAAACCCGGAACTGAAGTTTCAAGTTATGGTAAGATAACTGGTGTAAGATATTTAATTAAATCAGCGCAGTTAGAATCTTTAGACTTTAGTTCCTCAATTGGAGCTAACAAAACAGCTACTTTAACCTTTGGAGGTCAAATGAGTTCTCCTCAAGATTCCACTAAAGGTGTATTTATGCAGGGAGATTATTGGATGCAAAGACAAGAAATCATATAATAATTTCTCAAAACAGAATAAAAAATGTAATAATAAAAAGAAATTTAAAGGATTAAAAATATGCCAAGAAATCGTGTAATTTACCAATCAGAAGCACTATTCAACACAAAAGACATTGTTGACGTAGCGGCTTCTACACCACCACAAACTGGAAATTTATATATTAACCAGTTTTCTCGCGTCCAATCTTGTAATTATAATTTCAATATTGCAAGAAGAGACGTTAACCAATTCGGCGATCTAGCTGCTATTGATCGTATTATTCTAGAGCAACCCACTGTAGGAGTTGATTTTACTTACTTGCTAACAGACATGGCTAATGAAAAAAATCTTGGCTTCTCAGTTATTGACGCTGGAATCACTGGCATCGTTAATATAACTAGTGCTGCTGCTACTCAATCTTGCTTGTCTGGAATTCTTACTAGTGGATTTGTCAATACTAAAAATTATTTTATCAGAACAGTTTCTGAAGGTAATGATGCTTCCTCTTTTGCTGGTGATACTGCTGCTAACCAAACAGTAGGAAGTACAATTGGATTAGGAAATGGTTTCTTAACTAATTATTCGATTAATGCCGCCGTAGGAGATTTCCCAACTACTTCTGTTAGTTTGGAGTGCTTAAACATGAATTTCAGCAATGGAAATTCAGGCGCAGCCCCCGGAGTCACTTCTGCTGGAAACGTTGCTGGAGGTGCTTTTATTCTACCTCAAGCTACAGGCAATCCTAATGGTGAAAATGCTTTAGGAAAAGTTGCTGCTCTTAGACACGGAGATATTTCCTTCTCTCTAACAAAGACTCAAGGTCAGTCTTATGGTGGTACAGATTTAACTACCTCTGCTGCTATTCAAAACTTCTCTATCTCAATGGGTCTAAACAGAACTCCATTGCAAAAGATCGGAAGCAGATACGCTTATTCAAGAGAAATTGATTTCCCAGTTACCGTAACTCTTTCTGTCACAGCTTTAGTACAAGATCTTACTACTGGTAACTTGGTTGATCTAGTAAATACAGACGGTCTTTATGACGCTGTTATTACTCTCGCTGCTCCTGCTACTGCTAATACAGATCTAATCGCCAGCGAGGGAGTTGGTTACGTTCTAAAGAGACTTAACTTGGATTCACAAGACTTCTCTTCTTCAATCGGAGCCAACAAGCAGGTTACATTGAACTTCTCTACTCAAGTCGGTTCTCCTCAACAAAATGATAGAGGACTATTCATGCTTGAGACCTTGCCTCTCCACTAATTAAATAAATATCAACTTCAAAGCCCCAGCCTAAAAACTGGGGCTTTTTTGTTTTTATGCGTGTAAAGATTATTAGGTAAAGGCATTTCAAAGGTATTATGGCTATGGATATAAAAATGAAAGAGTTTATTCTCTTTCAAAATCGGCGTAAAGTTATTAATCTATATAAAAACTTTTTAATCTTACTTGAAGATTTAAAAGAAGATGGTTATAATATCTCTGAAGATAAGTATCAAAGGCTAAGAAAAAAAGTTCTTGATTCTGGCAATGATACCATCAGACAGTTCGAAGAAGAACTAAATAATATAGATTTATAATGAAAACGATATACGAATTTGCAATAAATAAAGAAGGTGTTGTAAAAGAAACAGAAGAGTCTGTAAACGAGGCTGGTCAAAAAGTCACGATTACTAAAGACGTAACTACTCAGATTCCTCATAACTATTTTATCAAAAAGCCTACTAGAGCTTTGTTTGACGAAGCTGAATTGTTTTATGGCGTTAAGCTTTCTGAAGGAGTAAAAGCTGGTCTTCTTACTCGTACTCTACTAAATAAGAGATATGTTGATGATGGTGGAATTTTAGCAGATAGAACTAAAAACGCAGAAGCAGATGCTTATAAGGATTTGTATGATGCTCAAAACGAGTTGCAAAGACTTCTTGCTTTAGAAGAGAAAGATCGACCAGATTATTTTACAGCTAAAAAAGAAGAGCTAGAAACCAAGATTACTGTAATTAAAAACTCTCTAACAGAACTAGAGGTACAAAAAGAGTCGTTGTTTGACAATACCGCAGAAACAAGGGCGCGTAATAAAGTAATTACTTGGTGGATATTATTTTTGTCATACTATGAGAAAAACGGGGAGAAACAACCATTCTTTGGTGAAGGAGATTATGAAGCCCGAATGAACAGGTATGACGAAATCTTTGAATCAGAAGATCCTCATCTAGTAAAAGTAGCTAACGCTTTCATTTACTTTATTAGTTTCTGGTACGTCGGTAGAGCAAATTCGAAGGAGGACTTCGATGTGCTAAAGTTAGAACAAAAAATCTTTTAATTTCTTGCGTTAATTAATCCTAGCCCCTGCGAGAGCGGGGGCTTTTTAGTATATGGATCTAGAAGCTTTTAATAAAAATCTAAAATCTCTTTATTGGGATATAGTAACTGGGTCTTCTTCATTTAAATTAAATGGTAAGACTTACTATGTTAAGCATATGTCTCCAAAAGACGCAGGAACAATTGAAGTTCAAGAAAATTACTATTATAACAAAGCTAAATCCCAAGGTATTCCAACAAACGAAGAAAAGATAAAAGAGCTAATTAAAGAAAATATATACAACGAAAAAGACGATAAAAAGATAGAAAATAATAGACTTACTCTTGCGAATTTAATGAAAACTCGCCGCAAATTATACTTAACTAGAGACTTGGAGAATATTGATAGGCAGATGAAAGAGATAACTGAAGAAACTAATCGGTTACAGCAAAAGAAAGACGATCTCCTAGAAAACACTTGCGAGACTTATTCGGGCAAAAGAATGAATGAGTTTTATATTTATTATTCTGTATACCTTGATGAAAAATGCGAAAAACAGGCTTTTACATTAGAAGAATTTGAAGATATAGATCAAGTTGAGTTATTTAATTTAGTCGGTGCTTATTCTAAATGCGCCCAAAAGTTCAATAACCATAATATAAAAAGAATAGGAGTTAGCGGCTTTTTCCTTAATTATTTTTACTTAGCAGACGATAATCCATTCTTTTTCTTTGGTAAACCAGTTACTCATTTGACATTCTATCAGGTTGAATTGTTTGGATACGCTAGATACTTCAAAGACTTGATGAGCAAGTCTAGCGTCAAGCATCCTGATGAATATAATGATGATGTAGATAAGATTATTGATTGGTATGAGTCTAGTAGTAATCTTGAAAAACTGCATGAAGATAAAAATGCGGCTTCAGGCAAAGAAACCGCTGTCCAAGCCGTTTCTGTGATGGGAGCTACCAAGGAAGACCTAAAGAAATTAAAGCAAGACAATACTGGAGCCATCTCTCTAGATGAAGCCGCAAAGAAAAAAGGCGGCTCATTAAGTTTTGAAGATTTAATCAAATTACACGGCGTTTAAGTGTAATTATTCTTAGGTTTAAGGATATATGGCTACATCAGCAGGAAATATTCCCATTTCAGCGACATTTGCTGCCGCGCAACTTGAAAAAGATGTGTTGTCGGCGTTGAACCGTATCCAGAGCAAGAGTAATCTTTCTCTAAATACAAGAAATTTTTCTCAACCACTGGGTAAAATTACTGGTTTAGCTAATGAATTCCAAAAGTCTTTGGAAGCTTCAAATGCCCGTGTAGTCGCATTCGGAGCTTCTGCTGGTCTTATTTTTGCAGTTCAAAAGTCATTTTCCTCTTTAGTAAATACTACTATCGAAGTAGAAAAGTCTCTTACTGATATCAATGTAGTATTAAATACATCTTCTAAGGGTATCAAGCAATTTGGAGATCAGTTATTTAGTGTAGCAAAAAATACTGGATCGGCTTTTAAAGATGTAGCCAGTGCTGCAACAGAATTTTCAAGACAAGGTTTGGGATTAGAAGAGACATTAAAGAGAACAAGAGATGCTCTTATCTTAACTCGTCTTTCTGGTCTTGATGTCGTTTCTAGTACTGAGGCTCTTACTGCTGCTGTAAACTCATTTACAAAAGAAGCTCTCACTACAACTGATGTAGTAAATAAGTTAGCCGCCGTTGACGCTAAATTCGCAGTTAGTTCTAGAGACTTGTCCGAAGCTATTCAGCGTGTAGGTTCTTCAGCCAGCGAAGCTGGAGTTAGTTTTGATGAATTGTTAGGTATTGTTACTTCTGTTCAGCAAACAACTGCCCGTGGTGGTGCTGTAATCGGTAACGCTTTAAAGACTATTTTTACAAGAATAGAAAGACCTCAAGTTATCAGTGATTTGAAAGACTTTGGTATTGCTGTTACTGATATTTCAGGAAATGCTTTGCCAACGATTAAAGTTATTGAAAACTTGGCTCAGTCATTTCAAAATTTAAATCCTGTTATTAAATCTCAAGTTGCTGAACTTGTTGGTGGTGTTTATCAAATTAACATTTTAAAAGCGGCATTAGCAGACGTATCAAAACAAAATTCTGCATTCGCAGAAGCTACAAGAACTTCCTCTAAGGCAGCAGACGAAGCTATATTAAAGAATAAAGCATTAAACGAAAGCCTTTCTGCTTTACTTAATGAGACAACTATTAATTTCACAAAATTTGCTACCTCAATTGGAGAAGCAAGCGTTGGACCCGGAATTAGAAAAGTTTTAGGCTATATTAATTCAAGCTTAGAGTCTTACAATGAAAAAGACGCAGAGGGAGTTGGCGAAAAAATTGCGACTGGTGTATTAAGTGGCGTTACTAATTTTATAACTGGTCCCGGTTTAGGTATTGGAGCTTTTGCAATTGGAAAACTATTAGCTAACTTTACTAAATTCGCTGGAGATGCGACTAAAAATCTTTTGGGGCTAAATACTCTTGGAAGGCAACAAGCTGTTTTACAATCAGAAATTGGTAAAATTCTTTCTGATAATCCTGATCTAATTAAAGACATTATCTCTGGATCTAGAACCCGCTTG